AAACAATGATTGTGTATTAATAAACAATGTTTAATCATATTTTCTAATGTATTATGAAATTTTTTCCAATGTTGTTTAGTTATTGTATGTTCCGTGCCTATCATACATTTCCTATTTAAATCTATATATTTTCTATGAATATTATTATATATATAATAAGGTTCATATCCCAATTTAGTACTAATATTTTTAATGATATCTTCACATATTTTTGATGTGTACATATCATTTTTTATAACACTTTCGGGGTTTTTACGTTGTGGAACAGGAACTTCTAATTTCCCGTCGTGTGCACAACATAATAGTATAGGGATTTTGCCATAAGAATATGATATAGTTTCCATTATTATATTAATATAATTTAAATTTTTAATATCTTAAAAATTTAAATTAGATAATTATATAAATATCTAATTTAATATTAATGAAACTAATTATACTATTTTTTATTGTATTATATTTACTTTATAACTATTCTTATATGTATTTGTTTAATCCCTATTCTTATCTTTATCCTATTCCGAACCCTATTCCGAACCCTATTCCGAACCCTATCTATATCTCGGACCCTGTCCCTTCACCAATTAATGAAAAATATATAAATTATACCCAATTAAGTGATATTGACCCCGAATATGTATTTTGGACAGGTGGTTATGATTCTACATTTAGAATATGTGAATTATTAATTATGTATAAAGTGCCAGTACAACCTATCTATATTTCATATAATTTAGATAGTGCTAAAAAATCAGATAAATGGGTAAGAAAAAATAGAGAGGAAGAGAAGGACGCAATGGAAAAAATAAGAACTAAATTATATTCTAGATTTCCTTACACTCAACATTTATTACATAAAACTATAGATATTAACAATAATATAGAATATCCTGAATACGATTTAAATTTTAATAATTTAAATCTATGGCCAAAAAAAAGAAGAATTCATCAGTATGGTCATTTAGGAAAAATTACTTTTTTACTCAAAAAACACGTTGATTGTGGGGTATTAGGAATACACCAAAACAGTAATTTTATAAATTTTTTAAAGGAAAATTTAGTTAAAACTGATAATAATAATATGGTATTGGATGTTAATGATGATCATCCATTGTATTATATGAGATTTCCCTTATTTAATAAGACTAAAAAAGATTTATGTGCAATTTCTAAAAAATATAAATTTGACGATATCATTAAAATATCTTGGAGTTGTTGGTTTCCAATTGATAGAAAACCATGTAAAAGATGCCCTATGTGTGTAGAACGCTTTACTTGTAACTAAGACCATTTATTAATTTATTGTAATATAGTTTTACAGTGTCATTATGATATACTTTATTAATAACTCTAGTTTTACTATTATTAATTGATTTATATCCTTCAGGTTTATTAAATTCCATAGTATTATTTAATAGTTATATATAATAGTTATATAATTAAAAAGTGTTTTAAACTTGGTTGACTATTAAAAATAATATAATTAAAAATATCTGTATAGATTTGTTCTTTAATATACTTGTCTTTTTTATTAACATAACTCATTTGTGGTCCTTTATTAATTTCTAATAAATAGGGGACCATATCTTTGGTAAAAACTATATCTATTCCAAATAATTGAAAATATGTGTTCGTATAACTATTTTGACATATTAAATCATTAAATACTAACTTACATTTTTTAAGTATTTCTAATATCCGTGAAAATAATACTTCATAATTCCCCAACCCTATATATAATTTTAAGTCTTCTAGGGATAAAGGCAGTGTATCGTATATTTTATGTGTTAGATTCAGGCTGGTTAAATGCATTTCGGGATCATATATATTATGTTTGTCATATTCTTTATTGGTGTATAAACATTTCCCCAATCGACTTATATACCAATACTTTTTATTATTTTTACATATTATTAATAAATACATTCTAAGATTTATTTTTCTATTTTGGATTAAATATAAATTTGGGATATATTCCTGAACAACCACATAATCATTATTATAGGCGGTTAAAATTTCATCTTTATTTTTGGTAATTTTAATACCCATTTTCCTTTGTAGATTTTTTTTTAATAGATATACTTTATTTTTACTATAGTCATTTATAAATAAGTCCATATCTTTAGAATTTTTAAGAACATAAGTATTTGGTAAATAGTTTGTAGAATTATTTCTACCTAATTTCTTGTTAAAATAAAACCATAAATTATCTTTTGCTACTAAATAATCACATCCTTTAATCCCAAAAATTTTTTGATTATTATTTGTAATTTTTAATTGTTTAAGTTCATCTTCTAAATAGGTATACGTGCGCGGTATGTATAAATCCCAATCATTATTATTTTTGATAATATTATTTGTGTCTAATATATTTTGTAAAACTTTGCTATTTCTAGTTTTATGGCATTTATAATATGTTATATGATCTCTATTTTTTTGAATAAATAATACATATATTGTTAATAAAAATACAATTAATAAAATAAAGTAATAATTCATTATATATATACAATAATAATAAATAAAATAATATATAAAATAAAATAATAAAATAATAAAATAGTAATATAATATGGATAAAAACACTATATTAATTTGTAATACTGAAAAACAAAATACTATAAATAATAAAATATTAGATCGTACTTTTAATATTAAAAATCGTCGTGTAAATCTAATAGACCATCGTTCGGACCATAAAATTTGTGGAAAATACACAGATATTAATAAAGATAATAAGCATTTAACGATAGATTATAATACAATAAATAGTAAAAATGATTTTTTCCCAGGAAATGGTTCTTCTATAGGTTTTTTAAAAAATATAGATATAGATTCTAAGGTTAAAAATATAGGGGATTATAACACATTATGTCAAAAAACAAAAACCCCTAAATTAAACGATAGATTAGATAAATTTTATAAAAACCCTCTAACTTCTACTAATAGTAAATTATGGAATAATGTGAGTAAAAGAAAGTGCTGTAAATAATTATTATTATATAATAATGGATTGTTGCGCAAATATTAAGGTCTAAAGTTTTCCGAAATTAATTTATGATAAGAATTATTTATATATAACTAAAAATCATATAGATTATATAAAAATATGGTATGAATGGTAATTTACGCACATAAATTAACTAATTTTAATAATTTATTCTTATGTGGTATTCATACATAAAGTACAATTAATGTATGGTGAATACAGATTGATCTAGAAAGTGTTAAAATCACCAAAAATTTTATATTAGATAAACACATTAATTAGTTATTTGTAAGATTTATAAAAACTAAATAATATACTTTATAAACTATACTTACAACATACAACAATATTAATTATTTCTAATAATTTATAGTGTATTATATATTCGCTTAACCCAATAATCTATTAAACTTAGAAAGGGTTCTTATAATTTTCAACCATTTTTTTTATTTTATTTTCAGCATCTTGTATATTAAATAATTGGCTCTTATAAATATATGAATTCTTTAATAGATTATTCATTAAATATATTTCACTTTGTTGGTCTATTATTAGTTTTCGACAAAAAACTAATAAATACGAATTATTGGTGTGAAGCAATAAACGTCTGCTCATATCTATTGCTACTTGATGATGGGGTATCATATGTTCTAAATAACTTCTATCAGTTATTTCCATATTATTCATCATTTTCGAGTGATCATTAGGTTTAAAAAATAAAGGATTACAATTTCCATCTTTAGATTTAGACATAATAGGATTATATCTATCAAGTTTGGTAGATTTATTATCTATTGACCATTTTGCCCGACTAAACATAGAATCTGTTAAATTCTGTTTCATCATTGTCATCTCCCATATTTCATAACTTTGTTTTCTTGTAATATCTCTACATATATGGAGCATTGAAGGATTTTGTGACTTTTTAGCTAATAAATTAGACATATCTATAGCTACTTGATGATGGGGTATCATATGTTCTAAATATTCTATATTAGTCAATGCATCCGTACAAGGATTTGATCCATTGCCATTAGGTATTTTCCCGCGATGATTAGATTCATTTTTATTGGGTTTTTTTAGCCGATGATTTGAGTGATTCATTATATTATATATATATTATTTTTACAAGTTATATTATTTTTATAAGTTATATTATTTTTTCAAGTTATATTATTATAGTTTAGATTATTTTTACAAGTTAGATTATTATAAGTATAGTTGCATTAAATTATCATTTATAACATTGATTTCATTTGAGTTATTTCTTTTTCTTGTGTATTTATTATGTCCTTAGCTAATTTTTTTAATTTTAGATTAGTGGTTCTATTATAAATTTTATGAGTTGTAGTTAGTGCGGTGGAATGATGACTTATCATTCTCCTTAACCATTGTTCGTCACTAATACATAATTGGTTTCTCAATATACTTGTAGTTAAAATAGATAATAAGATACCTATAATAAACATATATTTATTAAAATGACCCATTGATAAATAGTGTATAATTTCGTGAGCCCATACCATATTTGAGGCCATTAAAATACCACCATAAAACAGTGTTACTGATAAATATAAATCATTTATTCTATAAGCTAACGCATTCATAGGATTAAACAGGCTCCCCACAATAATCATAATAATAAACTGGATTATATTAATATTGTATATTTTCATTATACTATATTAATATATATTTAATAATAAATTAGTCGCTTTTATTTATATGAATATAATTTTAAAATTTTAATAATTTAATAATTTATTAATTTCATAATTTAAAATTTAAGAATTAATAAAATTATATATTTAAATACATATGGAATTTATTGGCTCTGCGATTACAACAAATATTATATCAGCCCTTGTAGGTAAACAAATTATGAACCAAGCTATATCAGATGCTTCAGGTTCAATTTACTCAAATATTTCTTCCATTTTTAATTATAATTTACAGATAGATGATACATTAAATTTATTAGATATAAAAGAAAAAATAAAAGTAATTGAGTCTTTAGTAAATAATATGAATATATCAAATATGATTATTGATAGATGTATAACAAGTATTCATGATGTTATACTATTAATTAGAGAAGATTTAAAACTACTAAAATTTTTAATAGAAGAACATAAAGAAAAATATTTTTCTAAATGGAGACGGTTAAACTATAAAACTAATCTTAAAGATCTAAAAATTCATAGTAATATTTTAAATACTAGATTTGATAATTTGTTAAAAACAATTGAAATTTTAAATTATACTAATTTAAAATCGGAAGATAACTTAAAATTGGAAGATAACTTAAAATCGGAAAATAAATTAAAAATAAAACGCGAATAATTAAAAATAAACAAGAATAATTAATAATATTATAATATATAATATGATATTATTAATTATAATATTAACATTACTATTATTTTTTCTTAATTTATATAAGATAAATATAGAATCTTTTAAAACAATTGATAAAAAGACATTTAAAGCTTTAAGAAAATCGACTAATATTTGTGAAAAACCATTTAGACCTACTTGTAATAAAGATAAAGTGTATTCAAGTATTCGATTTTTAGAAAATAAAATAGATGAGTTAGAGTATGACATTTATTCTCAAAATAAAAAGTTTAAATTATATGACAAAGAATTTATGGCATATCGTAAGAATAGAGAATTAGTAAAAAAAAATACGGATGATGCTCGCAATGATGCAAAAGAACAAATTAGTTCTATTATAACTGATAGACTTAAAAAAGCAAAAAACATGGAAAAAAAAATATACAAAATGAACGATAAAAATGCTTCTACTACTAAAAAAAACAAAAAAAAACAAGCTAAAGAAAGTAAAAAACAAGAAGGGACAGCACTTAAAACATTTAAAATGTCTGGTAATAATCCAGAATCCGAAGAAATATCTAAGATGATGAATAAATCTATGACAAATACGGATGAAAATGATACAAAAGAATTGAATGATTCTCTTAAAAAAGTAAATATGCCAAGTGGTTTCGCATTTTAATATTTATAATTTACATAAATATTTAAAAAAATTTGATTGATTTAAAATACTTAAAGATTACATTTATACATATTACTATAATGACTACAAAAATTTCAAAACACGCGATTGGCATTGATCTTGGAACTACATACAGTTGTGTCGCTGTATATAAAAATGGTTCAGTTGAGATTATTGCAAATGAACAGGGTAACCGAACAACACCTTCCTATGTTGCTTTTAGTGATACAGGGGAACGATTAGTAGGAGACGCAGCTAAAAATCAGGTTAATAATAACCCTCTAAATACGATTTGTGACGCAAAGAGATTTATAGGTAGAAAATTTACGGATCCTTCGGTTAAGCAAGATATGAAATATTTACAATTTAAATTGAAGCCAGATAAAGATAATAAACCACTCATAGAGGTTGCGAAAGGAGATGAAAATAAGACATTTCACCCAGAGGAAATATCCGCAATGGTTTTAGGACAAATGAAAGAAATAGCGTCAAACTTTTTAGGAGAAGAAGTTAAGGATGCAGTGGTTACAGTCCCCGCGTATTTTAATGATTCACAGAGACAAGCCACTAAAGACGCAGGTGTTATTGCTGGATTAAATGTGCTTAGAATTATTAACGAACCTACCGCAGCTTCATTAGCTTATGGTTTAGATAAGAAGCAATCAGGTGAAAGAAATGTATTAATCTTTGATATGGGAGGTGGTACATTTGATGTATCCCTGCTTACCCTAGATGATGGAATTTTTGAGGTTAAGGCAACTGCTGGTGACACTCATTTGGGTGGAGAAGATTTTGATAATACATTAGTAAATCATTTTGTAGAAGAATTTAAACGCAAGCACAAGGCAGATTTATCGAGTAATCCAAGAGCTATTCGAAGAATTAAGACCGCTTCCGAAAGAGCTAAACGTACACTATCTTCGTCCGCAACGGCATCTTTAGAATTAGACTCCTTATTTAATGGTATAGATTTTTATACTTCTATTACAAGGGCTAAATTTGAGATGCTTTGTGACACTTACTTCAAAAAATCGCTTGAGCCAGTAGAGCGTGTTCTTGTTGATGCTCAAATGAGCAAAGGTGATATTCACGATGTTGTTTTGGTAGGCGGTTCTACCCGAATTCCAAAGATACAAAGTTTACTATCGGGGTTCTTTAATGGTAAGGAACTATCTAAGAGTATTAATCCGGACGAGGCAGTTGCATATGGAGCAGCTGTACAGGCAGCAATCTTATCAAACAACACTGATGAGAATATCAGTGATCTGTTACTACTAGATGTTGCACCTCTCTCTCTTGGAATTGAGACTGCTGGTGGAGTTATGACTAAATTAATTCCTCGTAACAGTACTGTTCCTACCAAAAAATCCGAAACATTCTCAACGTATGCGGATAATCAACCAGGTGTTTTAATCCAAGTATTTGAGGGCGAAAGAACAATGACCAAAGATAATAATATGCTTGGAAAATTTGATCTTTCGAATATACCTCCTGCACCAAGAGGAGTACCACAGATTGAGGTTACATTTGATATCGATGCCAATGGTATTCTAAATGTGAGTGCTTTAGATAAGAGCAGTGGAGCAAAGCAGGATATTACAATTACAAATGATAAGGGGAGATTATCTAAAGATGATATTGAAAGAATGGTAAATGATGCGGAAACATTTAAGAAGGAAGATGAAGAAACTAGAGATAAGGTGGAAGCTAAAAACCGTCTTGAGAATGCCGCCTATCAAACTAAATCAAGTGTAGATAATGAAGAAATTAAAAAGAAATTATCAGAGGAAGAACTTAAGACCGTCGAAACACAGTGTACTGATGTACTTAGCTGGTTAGACGGTAATCAGGAGGCCTCTAAAGAAGAGTACGAAAGTAAAGAAAAAGATTTCCAAGCAGTTATTACTCCTATTATGACTAAACTCCACGGTGCTGGAGGAGGAGGTATGCCAGGAGGTATGTCAGGTGGTATGCCAGGCGGTATGCCAGGCGGTATGCCAGATATGTCAGGTATGCCAGGAGGTGAACCAACCGTTGAGGAAGTAGATTAATATTAGTTAACAAAATTCTTACTTTAATAAAATAAAAATAAATTTATTTTTATTTTATTAATATTATACTATTATAAAATGGAATTATTTTATAATTTTATAAATAATTTAATAGAAAATTTAGATAAATCTAAACAATTAAAAATAGATTTAGTATTAGATAGTGGTGGATTTAAGGGAGTGTATTTATATGGTGCTTTATTATATTTAAAAGAATTAGAAAAAAAAAAATATATAATAATTGATAGAATATCTGGAAGCAGTATAGGTGCAATTTTGGGAACATTTTATATTTTAGATAAATTAGATTTATTTTATAAAAATTATATAAAAATACGTAGTAAATTTAAGGAAGACTTAAATCTAAATTATATCAATACTGTAATATCTAATATTATTGACAATTGTGATGAAGATGATTATAAACTATTAAATAATAGACTTTTTATTAACTATTACAATATTGAAACTAAAAGAGAATATGTTATTAATACTTATAACAACAATAGTGATATTAGTGAGTATTTAAAATGTACATCTTATCTACCTATAATAACTGATGGCAATTTATGTTATAATAATAAGGTTGACGGAAATAAACCTTATTTATTTAATAATGGTAATACGAGTGACACTAATATTTTATATTTATCACTAACAACAATAGGTAAATTAAATGATTATTTTAATACTATTAATGATATAAATCCTTGTAATAGAATAATGAAAGGTATTATTGATATTCATGATTTTTTTTTATATAAAAAAACCACTAAAATGTGTAGTTATGTAAATAAATGGTCAATAACAGACTTTACATTATATAGAGTAAAAGAATTTATTTGGATTTATATTCTCTATTCTATTACTCTATTCGATTATTTTTATAAAAATATACCACTATCAATTAAAAATAATATTTTTTTTAATCAAATAAATAATATAATTTACAAATTAGTTAAAGATATATATATTAAATTAATCTTTACATAATCGATTTTTTATAAGTATTCATCATAAGTATTCATTATAATGAATACTAAATAAAATCTTTTGTAATTAATTTTTTCTATTACTATAATAATGATTTATAATAAATTAATTACAAAAGATTTTATAAATACGATAGTTCCTCAAAAATTTAATGAAACAACTATTATAAAAGCATTAGAAGAGTGTTATAAAATATGTGCTTTTTCTACATTTCCATATATTTTACATAATTATAATTCATTGGATTCTATAAAAAAAACAAATTCTGGTAATTGTATTGCATTATCTTTATTTATAAAATTATTTCTAGAAGAAAAACATACTATTTACAGTTATTTAATTCCCGCAACGATTCCTAATAAATATAAATACGCTGGTTATTTAGATATTTCACACGTAGCTTTAGCCATTCCATTAAATAAAAATATTATATATATTGCTGATCCAGCTTTTTATTTTTTAAACCCTATCATTATAAATATTAAGACTATGTCTTGTACAACTGTATTTTCTAAAAGCATTTATAATCAAGAAAGAAATGATAGTCTTAAAAATTACTCTACAATTGATACTATCAAAAGTAGCCCTAAACAAACAGACAAAGTTATTGTTTTTAATGAATACCAAACTATTAATAAAGGAACTTATTATGTGAATTCACATTTTAAAAATGAAGTTAGCGATAATTGGTATTATTTTTTAACAGAACTTGTAAATGCGGATGAAGCTATTACAACATTTTTTATTGATATTAAATACAATCCATTTATTACAACAACATTTATAGATAAAAATGGTGTTTGTACGGCAGATTACTATATTAAATTAACACCAAATTATTTAGAACTATCTAAATATTCAGGAGAAAGAAAAAAATATAATATTAATGAAATAACACCAGAACAAATAAATGATATTAGTCATAAAATGAAGGGATTTTTTCAGGATAATTTAGTAGAGTATATTAATAGAGTTAAATTATTAAATTATAACAAACGATAGATTTATGCTTCATATACTTTAATAATAGACTGGATATCTTGTCGACATATTGGACAAGTCCCGCCTTGTAAAATCTGAGGCGCACAGTCTCCACATATACTTTTATGTCCACACGGAACAATTATATGTGACTTAATATTATCAATACATATTGAACATTTAGATTCAGAAGGAATTGAACTACGTATAGTTTTAATTTCTTCACGGACATTTTGAAGATTTTGACTTTCCGTTTTACATTTTTCCTGTATAATATTTAAATTTTTTATACAATTTATTTTATTATTTTTAAAATTGGTAAATTCTTCCGTTTTTCTTCTAATATCAAATAATTCATTATATAGAGTATTCATAGAATTCTTATCACCATTGTGTGCTATAAGTTTAAATAAAAGGAACATAATTATTTTATCTTTAGAAAATCCTCGTGTTGTAAACAAAGTGTTTATATCTGTAAAAATATCAAGATTATTACATATTGTTAACATATTTGTTTCATATGTATTTCTAAAATTTATATGAAAATTAAAATAGTTTGAAAAAATGTTTAATAATTGTTTTCCACTTTCCCTTAGTTTATTGGCGTTGTTATTAAAGTAATAGTTATTTTGATTAATCCAAGTATTATTTATTATATTATTGTTATAATTATTATTGTTATCTATATAATTATTATTGTTATAATTATTATTGTTATCTATATAATTATTGTTATAATTGTTATCTATATAATTATTATCTATATTACTATTATCTATATAATTATTAAAATTGTGAATTGACAACATTATTAACAATTAATTTAATATTAATATTTATCAAATTTATTTCCTAAATATATTACAATGAATGCAACTGTATTAACTTTAAAAAAAAACACATCTATTGATAAAAAACTCAAAAATAAATTATCAATTATTTTAAAAAATTTTGCTACTGTCTGTTCTATACCAACTAAAAATTTTGCTACTATACATCAAACTATACATCAAGAAAAAAGCTTTCTTCGACCCGAATCACCTTCGGAAGATACTATTTCATATATACCAAAAACTGCTTTATCTAGATTACTTGATGATGATACATCAAATCTATTTAATACTATCGATAGATACTTATTTTTTATGGAAGAAGGATTTTTAATAGCTACATTTAATGTAGAACAGTTAATAAATAATAGTAATTTAGACTCATATGATAATATGAAATATAATACATTATATAGTAGTTATCCAGACTCCTTTATAAATACAAAACCTAACCCAAATATACCTTTAATATGGATAGAATTAATATGTGTTGACCCAAAATATAGAAAAAAAGGTATTACTAAACTATTATTAAATAATTTAGAAAAAAAAATAACTGATATTTATAAGGATAATACCAATGTTGAATATGTTATTTTAGGTCTTGATATAGCAGGTACTACAAATGGTTGGAGAAATAAAAATCTACGAGATGTGTATAGTAAATTAGGTTTTAATTTTGAGAATGATGGTTTTTATATATATACAGAAGGCGGGCAAATTGGATTTAAAGAAATAGATTTAGTAAGGTAATTATTAAGGAAACAAATATTTTTCTAATACTGAAAGCCATTTACTAGCAAAATATATGATATCCTTTTCCGCAATTATAGTACATTCCCACCCACAATATTTATTATGGTCTTTAATAAGTGTTTTAATTATATTACTTAAATTATGTATATGGGTTATATTTAAATTGGTTTTAATATTTTTTAATATTACTTCTGGATAACTAAAAGGATAATTATAAGGATAATTAATATCAATAATAACTGAAACTGATGTAAAATTAAATGAATAAATACGTTCATTTAATTCTGTAGGAAATTGAGGGAATTCATAAAAATTACCCTGTTTGGAATAGTGTATGTTAACAGTAGCTTTTAAAAAATTCAAATTCAATACTTCTATTTTTATATCTCCTAAATCAATTGTATTAAACTTATTATACTCTTGTGTAAATCGTCTCTGGGCATAAAAGTCCATATTAATAAATCACAATTTATTAATAAATTTGCGTCAAATTTATTAATAATAGAATAATACTATTTATTAATAATAGTATATTTATAACTCTAAAACTTGCTGTGCAGTTAATGTTTCAGTATCAATTCTTTTAAGATCATCTATATACATATTAATAGTTTGTAAATAATTTTCATCTTCTATAAATAGGGACTCTTCATTAAAAACTAAAAACGCTTCTATGTCAAATTTATTATCATAAAAATCATTTATATAGTATATCATATCATAAAATAGTTTTGTTAACTTTATCACAGGTATATGTCCAATATGATTATTAAATAGGGAATCCGCTCTACTATTAACATTGCTATTATAAAAATGAACGTTATGTATATAATTATTTAGGTAATCTATGATGTCAACGCACTCAGATTTAACAGTATTAAATAATTCTGGTACTCCATTTTGTTCTGAGTAAATAATATGGTTATCTTTTTCCCAACTATAATAATTTGATTTTTTTTCAACCGCGTCTATGAGATCTATAATTTCTTCTTGTATTTTTGTTTTAAATGTGTTTAATTCTAGTAATAAATTCTTAATATCTAAATTAAATTTATCTAAGGTTTGCTTAAATTTATCAGGAGTTTCTGAATCCTTATCTAAAAACAATTCACACCTAATTTTATTATCATATACATACCCTTGCTTATTGGTCTTACTATCTACTAAACCCTTTCTTATTTTAAAAATTGTGTTATAAAATAAACGTATCCGTTCGAGCAGTGTTAAATTTGTTATATTCGTACCAGACTTTAATAACGGAGTATATCTATGGGTTATTTTAATACATTTACCATCTTTAATATAATGTGGGGTTCTCTTACTATCTAATGGCATATCTTTAACCCAATCGTATTTATCATCTGGTATATAATTTAATGTTTTTTCCGACCCACCTGATAATTTAGCTGATAATTTAGCTGATAATTTAGCTGATAATTTAGTTGAATCTTTATATTTTTTAAGAATATCTTTACCTAAATTACTATTAATGCTAATATATTTATTTGTTAAAGGATTTACAATTTTAGAATACATTTTTATATATTAATATTAGAAGATATTTATATTCTAATATTAATATTCTAATATAATTTTCATTAATTATCTATTTCATATGCCTATTATCATAATTAATAAATATAACTATATAGCATTTTTTATTATTTTTATTAATAACATTAACAGGTGATTTATGTTTATAACTACTAGAGGATACGAATAAATATTCTAAATAACTAAATTGTATATTGTCTATTAATTTATCTATTACTAAGTTTTTATTATTGGCAATATTCAATTTTTTTAATTTACTATTTAATATTAACTTAATAAATGGGTCTATATCAAATATATCATTATTTGTTATCCATAATTCTTTTAGATTGGAATTATGTAAAAATCGTAATGGATTACTATCAGTTATTAAATTATTACATAAAGATAACTGTGTTATTTTGCTATCTTTTATTTTCTTAAATAGCAAATGAATACTTGCTATTTTATTATTATTTAACCAAAGTTTTGTAAAAGGACTATATTTTAAGGCTATAAATAATAAGAACAAATTATTGTCGGTATAACTATTGTAACATAACTGTACAGATTGGGTATTTAGGTTTATTATTTGATTATTCAAAATAACTCGATGAATGTCTATAAAATAATATAAAATTTTATCAATGAGATGTGGATAAAATTCTAATTTATTTAATAATAGATGTAGTAGAATAGGGCTATTCATTAAATTATATATACTATATTAAATTATAGTTAAATTAATATACTATTAAACATTTAGATTATACATATAATCTATAAATTAAGACCGTCTATCTTTTTCCCTGACACTATTTTATAATATAAGAAAAATATAACATATTTACATATATTATTATCTATTTTAATTAGTTCCTGTAGTACATCTGCATAATAGGGAGTACATCTTCCATCCTTAGATGATTCTAAAAACATTTCTACATTCATTACATTCGCAAATTCAAGTTCCCTTATATTTTTATAATTATTTTTTTCTAATTCGGTTTTTATAAATGTAATGCTACGACCTCTTACCGTTGAGTCATATATTAGGATTAAATCAGTTGTTGGAATATGTTTTATTTTTTCATAAAAATAGTGTTTTGTTTCTTTTTTTATATTATCACGCTTTATTCCACTTATGGGAATATAAACGAAGTTTATATTTCTATTATTTAATAAATACTCGACCACTTTCATTTGTCTATACCCACTGTCTCCAGGCACAATTATATATATATTTTTATTTGTTTTTTTCAATATTAATAAAGTTTTATATATTCCAATTAAATTATTAAGAATATGGTCTATTTGTATATATCCGTCCCCTTTACCCATTATTAAATAAGTATTAAAATAATTAAATCTAATATAATCCATTACCAAGTCGATATCAACCGTTCCTATAATAGTATCTAATATACTATCTATATCTGTTTTATTTACATTATTTAAATCTAATGAAATCAACAGTTCGTTAACTTTACCAAATTCATTTTTTCGATTTATCCGATTTTGTTCAGCTAATGCTATTTGTTGTTCTCTATATATTTTGTCCAATTCTCTTTGTTTTTCCTCCTCAATTTTTTTTTTAGATTTTATAGAATATACAAATTCGTCATTAAATATATGTAATGGTAACTCACCTGTTGTGTATATATCTATAATATCTTCCGAATGTTGTCGAAATATGAACCTAATATAATTAGGATAATCACTTATAAACCAATATCCTGATTTATTTGAACTAATTTTATAACTATCAGGGTCTTTTAATATTGATTTTAATTTTTGAAATCTCTTAGTATCTAGTTCTTTTACAGCAGCAGCCTCTAGTTCTTTTATAGCAGCTGCTTTGTTGGCTTTTTGTCTCGCTTTTTTCTTCTTATTCTTTATTCGCTTTTTTTCTTCAGGACTAAGAGTAGAGTTAGGAGAAGGACTAGGACTAGGGCTAATAATAGCTCCACCTATCAACTCAATATATTTTTGTATAATATATTGACCTAATTTACTGTTAATATTAACATATTTATTTGTTAATGGATTTACAATTTTGGAATACATTATATATAATAATAATATTATTTAATACTATTATTATTTAATACTATTATTATTTAATACGATGTGTTCTTTCCCAACAATCAAACCATATTATACATATTTCATTTAAAAAATCCTCAAAAGTATTAAAATTTTTAGGATGAATTGATCTACTAATACACGTATTAACATTAGTTCCATAATTAGTTATTATTTTTTGTTCATTAAAAACAACATCTTTATTAGAACTTATTAATAATTGAACATCATATTCTTTACGTTCATAAATTTCTTTTAATAGTCCTTTTTTTAATTTTGATAGAATATCAGATTTATCTTTTAATGTTAAATAGTCTTGTCTGGTACCTTCAGGGTAAAATACAACTCTGTTAGTATAACCATTCTTAATAAAATCTGCCATTAAATTATAAATTTGTGAACGATTTACTCTATTTCTACTAAACATTAAAATTCTATTATCTAAATATCCTAATATTGAAAAAAAATAAACCGCATAAAAAGCCATTTTTCTTCCTAAAATTGCACCTTTGGCTATATATGGATCATATCCAAAATCAAACCAAGTTCTATGATTTGCTAATATAAATCCTTTATCTATTAATTTTTCATCATTAATAATAGTTGTTTTTACTCCTAATAACATATATATAAATATATAAGCATTTAAGTCCCAGTCTATTTTAATATTAAATGCATTACCTATTGGTTTGATAACTAATAGTAGAATTGGAATAAATACTGTTATTAATATATATATTGTTAAAAATTTTAACAAATTAAATAGTTTATACATAAAAATATTAATATCTAACATATATATAATGAGCAAGCATTTAATTCATGTAACATCAAACGCTATCGGTCAATTATCCAAAATAATTAAAAATACTGGATATAAAGCGATATTTTTTGATATAAAAAGTGGAGGATGTAATGGGTTTGAGTATAGGTTTAAACCTATAGAAAAAATAGAAAATATCAATAATGTATATAGTAAAGATGGATTAGATATCGAAATTTGTGACGCCAGTTTATTTCATATTTTAGGAACAAAAATAGATTGGCAAGAAGATATAATGGGTAAAACATTTAAGTTTGATAATCCATTGGCGGCAAGTTCGTGTGGATGTGGGTCATCATTTAATCCTAAATAATATTTAATTTATAATATTTAATTTATAATATTTTATTCTAATATATATATATTAGAATGCGTAAATACTTTAGAGAAGTTGGGGTGTTTGGATTATTTGTATTATCCGAAGAAGTTAACAAAAGAATGAATTCTACAAAAAACGCGAGGAGAAGTAAATCTAGAAGTAAAAGTTTAAATACAAAGGAGTCAATAAGTAAAAAAAGTAAAAGTTTAAATACAAAGAAGTCAATAAGTAAAAAAGGTAAAAGTTTAAATACAAAGAAGTCAATAAGTAAAAAAAGTAAAAAAAGTAAAAGTTTAGCAAATAATTATAATAACAAATTAATTACATATAATAAATATGCAGCTGCTATACAATTACTAAATGGAACTATACAATTCTTTTTTGTAAAAAGGCAGAAGAACAAAAAAAACGATGACGATAAACCATATATAACTTATCTTTATATGAAACGACTGAAGACAGGAAGGAACCGAAAAATCATAGGAAAATTTAAAGTTGGTAATTTAATGGTTATATTTAGTCTACTGACCGCACTATCACATATATCCTTTATTACAGATAGAAAATCTATATATATAGATAATTATATAAAAAATCAGGTAAATACACAGAGATGGTTAGAATATTCTGTGACATCATCTATTATGATGTTTTCATTTATGGGAGTATCACGTATAGATAGTTTAGTAGAATTGATACCATTGACATTTTTGGTAGGAATTACAAATATTTTTGGCTTATTAATAGAACAGTCTAAAGAATTAGATATGGGTAATAAACGAAAATTATTATATTATTCTGGTGTATTAACAAATGGAATACCTTGGATGTATGTTAACTATAAAAATAAAGATCTATTTAATCTAACAAAAGACGAATTTACGGCTATACTTTCAAAAACTAACGAAGGAAAAATACTGGATGAAAAAGAAATGGAGGCCTACGTCACATTATTTTTTGATGTTATAATTCCTACAGTTAGAAGAATTACATATTTTATGCAAGGATTATACTATTTATTTGGACTTAATATGAATCAAAAATATATTAAACCTATGAAAAATAAAGAAAAACTGAGTCCAGTAGAGTTTTATGAATTAGAAAGAAATTATATTTTTTTAAGTATGGTTGCGAAATCATTTTTATCTTGGATAATTTGGAGTGCTACTCTTAGACCAAATAGGAATGATTAACATATAGAAATAATAATTTGATAAAATTTAAATAATATATTTTTAAAATAAATGAACGCTATTGAGAAAAAATATGTATATGATACATATAGTAAAATAGCACATAGTTTTAGTAACACTCGATCATATATATGGCCTAGTGTTAAACTATTTTTAGATAATTTAGAAGCTGGCAGTATTATATTAGAGGTTGGATGTGGTAATGGAAAAAATTTAGATTATAGAAAAGATTGTTTTAATATAGGATTAGATCTTTGTACTGAATTTTGTGAAATAACATCTCAAAAGGAGATTGATGCCATTATTGCCAATAATACCGCGTTGCCTCTCAGAACAAATAGTGTGGATGTTGTATTAAGTATTGCGGTTATTCACCATTTGTCTACATCGGATAGACGATTAAATGCTGTTAAAGAACTTATTAGAGTTCTTAAACCTGGTGGTAAATTATTAATTCAGGTTTGGGCATTAGAACAACCCGAAAAGTCTAAAAGAAGATTTACGGATGGCGATAATTTTGTAGAATTTAAGAGTAAAGATGGAACTATTTGTGAAAAGAGATATTATTATATATTTAATGAGGAAAAATTTAGAAATTTATTTAGTACTATAGATAATATACAAATTGTAGAATTATTTTTAGAACATGGTAATTGGGTTATAAATTTACAAAAAATTGATAGTTCTTAGAATTTAAATTAAATTTATAACTAAAAAAATATTAGTATAATTATATGAATACTGATATTTTTACAAATGAGGAATTTTTAAGTGGTGATGGAATGTTAACTTCCGTATGGGGACCAAGTATGTGGCACTTTCTCCATACAATGAGTTTTAACTATCCTGTAAAACCTAGTAAAGAAGATAAAGATCATTATTTTAATTTTATTTTATCTATTAAACATATTTTACCATGTAAATATTGTAGAGATAATTTTAATAAAAATATAAAAAAAATTGGTTTTAAGCGTGGATGTATGAAAAATAGAACAACATTCTCAAAATCGATTTATAACTTACACGAAGAGGTAAATTCTATGTTAGGTAAAGAATCTAACCTAACATATAATGATATTAAAATACGATATGAACATTTTCGATCTAGATGTTTAGTGGATGAAAAAAAACAAAAAAAATTAAAACATAAATCTATAGAAAATGGATGTGTAGATTCTTTATATGGTAAAAAATCAAAATGTGTTCTACAAATTGTTCCTAAAACAAGTAGAATTAAAAGTTTTAGAATGTCTCCTAAATGTAAAATAGAGAGAGTTATTAATAAAAATTAAATTATAATTACTATTTAGTATAGTTTACTACTACAATATAACTATTAAATATTTTTTTTATTTATATAAAATAAAAAATAAATTTAAAAAATATAATTTTAAACTAATAAAGTTTAAATACGGTTTAAATACGGTTTAAATACGGTTTAAATACGGTTTAAATAATGTTAGTATAATGTTAGTATAATGTTAGTATAATGTTAGTATAATGTTAGTATAATGTTAGTATAATGTTAGTATAATGTTAGAATAATGTTAGAATAATGTTAGAATCTATATTGTCAACGAGTTATTTACAAATATATTCTATATAATATATTTTATAATCATCATTGCAACTAAACTTTTATTATTTAATTTATCTATAATTAAAATCTATATATTTTAATAGATAATGTTTAAATAATATTTTTCCAATAATTGTATAACTATAGTTTTAAATATACACAACCAAAAGTGTATATTATTTATGCCTAAAAATATACTATAGTTAAAAAGTCTATATTATTTAATTTATTTATGCTTAAAAATCTATATATTTATAATAAATAAATTCTAAATAATATACTCTATAATAATTATTATAATCTAAGTTCTACTTAGAATATTGTCCTGTTCTTAAAATTTATAACAGATTGGTATTTTAAATAAATGCTGTAACCAATCTTTAATATTCTAAATAATTATTTATAAATTATCTTTAAATATTTTTCTTTAATATTCTAAATAATTATTTATAAATTATCTTTAAATATTTTTGTTTAATATAACTCTATTATAAGAATATATTTTTTTTTTAAATAATTAAATTAAATTAAATTTAATTTAATTTAATTATTATCGATATTACTATATTGATTTAGATAAACTTTTAATTTAGAAGATACTGAAATAAGGCAATGCAATCATAATCTTATTAATTAGTGATTATGATTGCATTGCCTTATTTCAGTTAATGTGCATGTTAGTAGGTTCTAAAGTTGGACTAAGACTTGAAAATACAAAAGCTGAAAAAAAGAAAAGTTAAAATGAATTTTCTTGCAAATAAATATTTTAATACTATTGTTAATTTAGTTATTAAAGAAATTTATAAAAATAAACATTCCGTACAATTTTATTACAATTAAAATAGTATATGTATGTATTATGGATAAAAAATATTGCCAATAGTAGATAATGAACCAATAACATATCCAGCTTTTTCATAATCGTTATCATCCCCAGTTTTGCCAAAAAATCCCTGCCTGCTCATCAACGAAGACCCTATCGCACTACTTGACCCAGCCACGAATGACTGTAATATAGTACTACCACCAATAAATATATCTGCTAATAATTTACCTGTAGCACCACCAACCATTGCACCTATTACTGCCTCATCATTTTTTTCTTTATTGGTCTGATAGTCCGTGTTACCAGGAAAATTATGTGTATATAGCGCCCCAAGTCCTCCACCTATAGAGGCTCCTCTAGATAAATTACTAGTTACATCTCCACATCCAGACATATATAAATATGTGCATACTAATCCAATTCCATATAATATCATTATATATTATACATAGATAACTATTTTAGACAGATTTTTTAAAATATAAATATTAAATTAAAATAAAATAAAATATAAATATTAAATTAAATTAAATTAAATTAAAATTTTATCAATAAATAACTCAATATACAATATATAATAATGCAACTCAATTTTGATAGTGATATTAATACTTTAGAAGTAGGTATAGATGAAGCTGGACGTGGCTGTTTAAGTGGAAGAGTATATGTAGGTGCTGTTATATTACCACGAACTTTTCCAGATGAAAAATACAAAGAAATAAAAGATAGTAAAAAATTAAGTAAAAAAAAACGCGAAGAGCTAAGAGAATATATTGAAAAACACAGTCTAGCCTACTCTGTACAGTATTCAGAAGCAATCGATATAGATAAAATAAATATTTTAAATGCTACATTAAATACCATGCATATGTGTGTTAAAAATCTTCAAATTAAACCAGACCTAATACTAGTTGATGGAAATAGATGGAATATGTATTCGGACGAAGACGGAAATGTAATTCCCAACCAGTTAATTAAAGGAGGAGATAATTTATATTATTCTATAGCAGCAGCATCTATTTTAGCAAAAGTCTATCATGATGATTATGTTAAAAAATTGTGTGAAGAAAATCCCGATTTAAATAAATATGACTGGCTTAACAATATGTGTTATGGAACAAAAAAACATATAGAAGCTATTGAAAAATATGGTATTACAAAATACCATCGGAAAACATTTGGTATATGTAAACAATATTCTTAATATTATAATTCTGTCATAAGTGTTATATTAGGTAATTTTTTTTTGGATAATGGTATTTGATTATCAATAGATATAGGTATAGAATTTATTTCAGTTGGTATAGGATTAATTTTAACTTGTTTTAATTTTAAATTATTAAGTTTAGTTTTAGGCGTTATACTACTTATAAATTTATTAGAATTAAAACTTGTATTTAATAAGGTTAAATCTTTTTCTTTATTTATAAGATGTTCACGCAACTTATTACTATTATTAATGTCTATCTTATTAAATGTTGATATATCTAATTTAACAAGCTCTTTTTTTATATTTAATAGTTTTTTATTTTTTACAATATCTCTCCTATATTTTTTTTCTATAACTTTTGATTCCATAATATAGCTATTCGAATCATTTTTAATTACTATATCCATTAATTTTTTATAATAATTAGGTTCTTTTTGTATCGATTTTAAATTATTATAATTTGTAAATATAGATAGTTGCTGTTCTAGAAGTAGTTTATCATAAATATCTAAAAATTTAATATCAATAGAATGTTTATGTACAAATCGCGTTAAAAATACTTTTATATTTTTTACGACGTGTTTATTAGTTTTATCAAATTTTCCAGATTTTTTTAAGATTTCAAAACCACATCTATTAACCGAAGTTTTATAAGGATCATTTAAAAATTTATTAATATATTTTATAATATCTTTAAAACTATCAAATGTTTTAAATAATGAATTTTGTCTTTCTATTAAATTATAATTATCAAATGAATTATCTGTAATTGGTGAAAAAGTTTCTGGTATATTATTAAATAAACTAGAAAATCGACTATTTAATTTTATTCTAGCAGAATCAATTCTAGGAGAATCAATATTAGGAGAAGACATTCCAGGCGAAAAAGGTTCTTGTATAGAATTAAGTGGTTGATGTGAGTAAGATTTTCGTCTTCCATTATCATTTATTTCTTTGTCGCACTCATCAACCATAAAAAAATCATTTAAGGAATTATACGCTTTTTCTATATTATATTTTTCTAATACTCTTCTAAAAAATATTCGAATATCATACAGATATTCTTCCTCTCCTTTTGATTTAATTAATAAAAAACCTTTATTATTTAATGGAACAAAATTAGCATCTGTCAAAATATAATCTATAAGAATTTGAATATCATTATAAGATTTTACTGAATTATAAATCATTTTATATTTTTCAATATCTTCGGACGCAATATTAATAATATCTTGCACATCTGTACTATTATTAATAATTTTATTATGAATATGTTTAATTTTATTTTTAGTCATTATTTTTTCTATTAAAATTTTAATATTATCATTAAAATTATTAGTTTCTTCATTAGTATCAGTATTTATAAATTTTTTGGATAATATTAAAAATCCTTGTTCATTGGGTGGTAAATCTTTAACAGTAGAAAGTTCTTCTACATTATAAAAATCACAATTTATTGTTACTATAGATTCTTGAATACTCTGAAAACAGCTTTTATATTCTAAATCTAGTTTTATATAAACATCCTTTAACGATGATTGTAATTTAGTTTCTATTGATGATAATTTTTTAACATACAAAATACGCGAATATGTATTTAAATAAGATTCGATCCGAGAGCGTATTAAATAACGAAGATCAAAATCTTTTTCATAATCATTTTTTGACATAAATATATGTTTTATATTTGAAATATATTCTATTAAATTATCAATACTAAAAAAAAATCCAGGTTTTAAACTATATGTTGTTTTTTGTTTCATTTTTTTAGAATCGGATTTCATAACATTATTTAATAATTCTACACCTAATACATCGGCGGATACACTCATACTATTTTCAGTTTGCGTAGATGTGTCATTTTTAACACTAATATTTATTTTCTTTGGACCTAATAATTCTAATATTTGTATCATTTTTTTTAATTCAATATTTGCTCTAATATAATTATAAATATCCAATGGAATATATAGAAAATCAAATTTTACTTGTAATTTTTTATAAATAATATAATCATTAATTTCATTTCCCTGAAATATTATTTGTATATTTTTTTTAATTAAATTTTTTATTAAAATAGATAGAGGTTCTAACAATAAATTATATGCATTCATAAATTTATTTTTATTTTCGTAAAATTTAAGACAATTAGAGCAATCATTTGGATCACAATTAATTAAATTTGTGATATATTTCCATTTATTTTTTCTATAAGTATACACTTTTCTCCTACAGCTATTCTTTTTATAGTATTTTATAACATTTGGTTTAAATATAATATATAATGGTAAATGTTTGTTTACTATTTCTACTATTTGTGTTAATACTTTACCATATGCTATTTCATTTGTTTCCTGTATATACTCTAAACTATCTATTCCATCTATCTTTTCTATATTTTTAATACACGGCATATAATATAATAGTTATTTATTTAAAAAAACGGATTAATTAAAATAATATATAAAATTATATATATATATAATATCATATGTCTAAAATTACTGACGCACTTGTACAATCTTATAATTCCGTATCAAATCTATGGAATCCAGATAAAATAAATTATAATCTTGCTGAAAATAAGGATATATTAGAACTAGGAAATATTCTAAATGGTTTATTTATTAACAAAAATAGTATCGATATTCCGCGATTAGTTGTAGTAGGATCTCAGTCGTCTGGAAAAAGTTCCTTATTAAATTCTATAATAGGTATGGATATATTACCGACTGGTACAAATATGGTGACACGTGTACCATTACAATTAGAATTAATACAATCTAAGTCAAATTCTAATAAAGCAATTTTTGGTAATTATTTAAATGGAAACTGGAATACAGACCACGAAATAACATTAAGTGACCCCATAACAAATGATGAGAAAAAAAATATCTCAAATAAAATTAATTCGATAACAATTTCATCCGCAGGAGATAATATGAATATTTCTAATAAACCTATATTTTTAAGAATTTATAGTCCCTCAATTCCTAACCTTAGTTTTATTGATTTACCTGGACTAACCATGGTTGCGTGTACTGACAGAGGACAGCCTATAGATATAAAGGATAAAATAAGAGAAATTGTTGGGGAATATATTAGACCTAAAAATACAATTATATTAGCAGTTATGCCTGCCAGAACAGACATAGAGGCAGATATTGCCTTAGATATTATTAAAGAATATGATCATAATGGTGAAAGAACTATTGGAATTTTAACAAAAGTGGATTTAATGAATGACGATACAGATATAACCCATTTATTAGAAAATAAAGTTTCTAAAGATTTACAATTAAAATATAAATATTTTGCTATTAAAAATAGAAGTAAAACAGAAATGGATAATCATACTTGTTTAGAAGGATTAGAGTTAGAAAAAGAGTATTTTAAATCACATAAAATATATTCACAATCCAAATATACCAAAAATATAGGTATACCTAGTCTATGTCATTCATTAAGTTCTATTTTAATACACAATATTAAATCAGCATTACCTAAAATTATTAAAGAAATTGATGAAAAAATTTCCATTAATAATGAATTACTTTTAAAATTAGGAACATCGATACCAAAAGATACCGACGATAAATACTCGTTTGTACATGATTTAATTACCAAATTTCATATTAAATTTACGACTACCCTTAAAAATAAAGGTAATATTATAAATACGGGTAGATCTATTAAAGATATATTAGTAGAATATCGAAACATTATTCATGAACTTAAGCCATTTAATAAGAAAAATACAAGTGACCAATATATTATAGAATCCATACGAAATTCTGAAGGAAACCATATGTCATCAGAATCGCCACCTATAGAAGTATTGGAAAGAATTATGGAAGATAAGAATAAAAACTATATTTATAAAATTTATGAACCTTCTAAACAATGTACGAATAACATAATGAGCGAATTAATAGCCTTATGCGATATTTTAATAGATGATATAGGAATACTAACCTTACCAAATTTAGCGGATTGTATTAAACTCAGTGTAGTAACTATATTATTTAACTTAAATACTTCTACACTTAAAAATATTTCATTAGAATTAGATTACCAAAATAATTATATATGGACAGATGATTTAATATTTAAAAATACACTTAATACCAGTAAAAATAATGGCATCGATACAATGCGACATTTATTGGAAAAATATTATGATAGTGTTGTAATAATTTTATCCGATGTTATTCCTAAATGTATTATGTATTCTTTAGTTGAAAAGGCATCCACACTTATATCCAATGAATTATATAAAATAATTAAAGAACAACCTATAGATATTTTATTAAAGGAATTTGACAATATTGCGGAAGAACGTGCGAACCTATTAAGTTCCAACGAAGATTTAAATAATGCGCTATTAGTTATTAAATCTATTTTAACTTCTTAATAGTATTGAATAGTTGTAAAATATTATAATAGTAAGTAGTTATGTAGTATTAATATAGTATTTATGGATTCCATAGAGATGTATCAAATGAACCACAATAATCATGCATAACTTTTCCATTAAATTTTTGACCGCCATCATATATCCCACCATTAAACCCAACCATTTTATAATCACACGGATTTTCTAACCATTCATTTGGAGTCATCTTTACATGACCATAATCATCCATTTTAATATTTACACTGTATATACCATAACATTCATGATCTGACCTATCATGTGGCATAAATATCATAATCCCAGATCCTTCTGGTTCATTTTGTGTTGGCCAACTATATATAAGAAACACGAGTGTTGTTAAACCTTGAGGGCATAAATACTCCCCTTTAAACCTTGTTCCATAATCAAAAAAATAATTGTGTCTATGATCGATGGATAATTTTTTTGTTTTATTTTCTACGTTTAATAGAGAGCGCGAGGGAGTGGATTTTATTTTTGATGCAAGTAACCCAGTTAAACATAATAATCCTAACTTAAGATTTTTCATATATATTATTAAAAGATAATTTTAATAATATTGATTATTTTAATATAGTTTACATTTAAATATTAATTTCGTGTATAATTATATATTAATAATTATATATTAATAATGTATACTTCTTTAATAGACAACGCTTATTTAAAAAAAAATAAAAATGGAATATCGCCATTCGAAACAATGACAGCCTATCTAGGCGGATCCGCATTCCAAACTATTGTAGATAATCCGATAACAGCATATAGACAATTAGTTCAACAATATGCCAAAGATCTTAAAGGAAATATTGTACACCCAACAATTGCTACGAAAGAGGCAAAATCCATATTTATAAAAAATCCTGTTGGGGCATCTATGTCTGGATTAGGACCAAGATTGATAGGTGTGGGTTTTAAACGAGTTCCTAAATTTGGATTCTTATTGGGGATCTCCTTTTTAATGGATAAGGAAACTGGAAATGTAGGATTAGTAGCAGCAACTGGGGCATCTATATTTTCTGCTCCATTTATTAATCCTATTAGAATGATTGAAAAACAACAGCGAGCGTATTTTAAACAAACTGGAACAACAAAATCTATAAAAAATATTTTAATAGAATCAAAAGCGGAAAGCTATAAACCACTATTTCGTGGAACTATACCATTAATGGGACACTCTTTTATTAGTGCTACATTAGGATTAGTTGGTCAACCTAAATTACAAAAAAAAATTGAAAATATATTTAATAGTAATACAAGTTTAAGTTCATTTACTAGTAATTTATTATCATCTACAATAGTAAGTCCTATATATGTTATTTTAACAAATCCATTATCAAGATTAGAAGTAATAATGCAAACATCGGCTATTAATCAAAAATCTATAAGTGTAGGGCAAGCTATAAAGGAAGTTTCAATAGATACCAAAAAATTTGGCATTCAAGGTATGTTTAGAGGGCAAGGTATAGGTATGATAAAAGCAATTATATCATTAACAATGTTTCATCAAGGTAGGTTATTTTTAACAGATTTTTTTACGACAGTTTAAAAATCTATATTATTTAAATTAGTAATATAACTAATACATTTATGGTCATTATAGGTAGTTGGTTGTTTTTTTATTAAATAATTACCAAAACTCTTAAAAAAATTGGTTAGTTGTCCCTTTTCTCTAATATTAGTATTGTACAACTTATTATTAGATATCCATAATGTTCCATTAACATGTTTTCTCCAAGAACTAAATAAGTTAGGAATAGGGTCGTCTTCATTAATAAATCTTAAACTTGCAGTACACCCTTTATTAAAAACATTTATAAATGTGTTACACCCAACTTTAGGAGAACCCAATGTAATACAATTTATAGAAAGATTTGGATATAATACTCCGAAATAACACGTTCCTATTGTAGCTAAAGCACCTCCAAGTGAATGACCCGTAAATATAATTTTTTTCTCTTTTATATCTGCTCTTGTATTATATATTTTAATTTCATGTTCTAAATCATCTATAATATCATTAAATTGGCTTAAAAATCCTCTATGAACATATAATTTGGTGTTATAGTTTGGTATATGCAACTGTGCTTTGTCTATTGTTAAATCTATTAAAATATCTTTTTTAGATTCGGTTCCTCTAAAACATACTATTAATAAATCATCATAATAAGTAGTAAAATATTGACAATCTGTTGGTGATGATTTTATAGTTGGAATATTAGCACATTTATATAATACGGTGCTGGTATTTATTAAATTTTTAGTTGTTGATTTATAATAAGATGTTGAACTATTATTATTAGAATATTTTGTTTTTGGGTCCACAAGATTTTTTTTATATAAATCTTTATACATTGTTAAATATTTTTTTTTAATAGTAGTACTAGATTCATAACATAAAAAACATAACTTAAATATATCTAAAATAAAATCTTTAGTAAATACCATACTATTAACATATATAATTATTTATTACTACTGGTGTTTATATTTTAAATTTACAATGTTAAATTTAATTATTTTATCTCCGATACCATGTAATGTCTCCCCATATATTATTTTTATTTCAATAGTATTTAGCATAAAATATTATTTACTTAATAATCTTTAAATAATTCTTCAATATTTTCTTCCTAACTTTCCTTCTATTTGTCAAGGATTATATATATATATAAATATAGGTATGAACTAACTCTAGAAGGTTTTTGCTACCATCCAATTAAAGATTCTACTTCAACAAGAGCTTTACTTGTATAAGTATTAACTTTTAGTATAAGGAAATGTTTGTCTTGATTATCATTACAACTACTATGATTGTATCCCTTCATATAAATGTTTATTATGACGATTTAATATTTGTTGTTTATTTATTTTAGAATCTTTTAGAACATTTACATTAGTAATAAAAGTTTTATTATTATAAACATCTAAATGACTTAAACCATAATTAACACTCTTTAGTTCTAAGTATTTCAGATTTTCACTAATATAGCTTATAACTAACTCGATTAAATAATTGCACTGCAAAGATAATTACTATATTAAATATATTATCTATAGGTAATTTAACATTTAGTTTAAATATTTGTAATGTTGTTAAAAATGCTTTAAATAAAAAATAGCCTAAATTTTTGAATTAACGAGTTTTAACAACTGTATTCATTTTATTATAAATAGATATTTCCTTTTTAAATTTAGATGAATTTAAATTCAGCTAAATTTAAATTTCGCTGAATTTAAATTTCGCTGAATTTAAATTTCGAGGTAAATTTTTTTATTAAGATATATTAATGGGAAAGAAAGGATTTCAAAAAGGGTTAGTTGCTTTTGGAGCAGCGTCATTTTTATATAAACTTAGCAACACATCACCAGAAACAAAACAAGGACCACTATCCAATAATAAAAAAGGTATAAATAGTAATTGTAAAATATTTCGGAATGAGAGGCCTGATTTGGCAGCAAAACAAGAGTTTTTCCAAAGAGAAAGAATTATCACACCTAATAGAGCCAGTAAACCTAATGAAGGCAGTAGACTTAATGGGGACAGCAGACTTAGTAGTAATGGAAGACACATTACTGATGCATCGTTAAGAAAGTCAGGCAACATAACTCTGACTATTGCGATTGTGAACAATGCTCACATGATTAATATGCAGAAAGTTGCTGAAGCCTATACTGCTGAAACAGGTGTAAACTTAAATTGGGTTTCTCTTGAAGAAGGTGTTCTACGTGAGCAGGTAACTTCAGATACTGCAACCGGTGGTGGCCAGTATGACATTATCAATATTGGTATGCAGGAAGCGCCAATCTGGGGCGCAGCTGGCTGGATCGAACCATTAAACTTTGGTGCAGCCTATGATGTTGATGATATTTTTCCAGCAATTCGCAATGGTTTGTCACGCGATGGGAAATTGTATGCAGCACCATTTTATGGTGAATCATCAATGGTGATGTACAGAAAAGACCTAACGGATGCTGCTGGTATTTCAGTTCGTGATAACGATTCGTGGGCTAATATCAAAGGCGCTGCTATGGCAATACATGACCCAGACAATGGTGTATATGGTGTATGTTTACGTGGTAAACCAGGATGGAGTGACAACATGGCGTTCATCACAACTGTAGTTAACTCATTTGGTGGTGCTTGGTTTGACGCTGATATGAAGCCAACGTTGGATTCAGCTGCATGGAATGAAGCAATTAAATTCTATGTTGATTTATTAGGAAACTACGGACCTCCAGGTTCAGAAGGTAACTCATTCATCAAAATCTTGACTTTGTATAAAGAAGGCAAATGTGGCATGTGGATTGACGCAACTATTGCGGCAGCTTTCTTGGAAGTTGATGGCGTAGCTTACGCACAATCACCAAATGCTGGTAACCCAGTAGGTGCTAACTGGTTGTGGGCGTGGGCAATGGCTGTTCCTACAGGTTCACCAAACTCAGAAGAAGCACGCGCATTTATCGAATGGGCAACTTCAAAAGCATACATCCAAGCTGTAGCAAATCACCCAGATTTCGGTTGGGGGTCAGTTCCAACAGGTACACGTGCCTCTACGTATGCATATCCTGAATTCCAAAAAGTTAATGGCTTCGCCGCAGCTGAAATGGCCGCAATCGAATCTGCAGCACCTGCAGCTACAGATATGAAGCCATACCTTGGTGTTCAGTTCGCTGCGATCCCTGAGTTTCCAGAAGTTGCTTCAGCTGTAGCACAAGAAATGGCTGATGCTTTATCTGGTACAAAAACGGTAGGAGAAGCATTAGCTAATTCACAAGCGGCTGCTGTATCTATTATGAATAAAGCTGGATACTAGTAACTAAATCAATTTTAGAAGTTTGGATTATTGAGTGGTGCGTTATGGTTTAAAAAGTCTAATTTAATTTTAAAAGAAAAATATAATATATAACTAATACATTTATCAAATTATTTATATATATATTGTTTTGATATAAAATATAAATAATAATCTATATAACTATATCTAAATTAATTATATAGTTTTTACAGTAATGATCCTCTATAGCATTATACCCATATCCAAAAAAAGATAAAATATAATTTTTACAAAATCTATAAAATCTCCACGGCATTATTTCATTCAGTATTTTATCATTATTTATCCAATTACATCCTTTAACATGCTTATATCTCCAAGAACTTGGTAGACTAGGGACAGGGTCATTCTCATTTACATATCTAAAACTTTTATCACAGTATTTATTAAATTTTTTCTTAAATTCATTACATCCCACTCTTGGACTACCATATGTAATGCAATTAACTGATAAATCTCTATTTAAAATAGAAAAATAGCACGTCCCTAATGTTGCCAGAGCACCACCTAATGAATGTCCTGTAAAGATTATTTTTTTATTTTTATTATCTATAGAAATATCATTCTTATAAGATTTTATTTCATTTGTTAAATCCTCACACACTTCATTAAACTGTGTTAAAAATCCTTCGTGAACATACATTTTTTTATCATAATTAGGTACAATAAATTTACTTCTAGTTATATTTATATCTGCTAAAATATCTTTTTTAGATTCGGTCCCTCTAAAACATATTAGTAATGAATCATTATAATATGTGGTGAAATATTGACAATCTGACGGTGTTTCTTTTAGTATAGGGCATTTCCCACATTTATCAAAAATAATTTCTTTATTAGTATATTTTGCTGTCAAAACTTCATTTGTATTATAGCTTACGGAACATAGATTACATAAATCTAGTACCATATCTTTACTGAAGTCAGATTCTTTACTGAAGTCAGATTCTTTACTGAAGTCAGATTCTTTACTGAAGTCAGATTCTTTACTGAAGTCAGATTCTTTACTGAAGTTAGATTCTTTACCAAAATTCTTATTTTCTATAATCTCCATATTATATTAGTATACTTTTATAAAATACTATAATTAAATTTCAATAAATTTAATTATTGAAATCACGCTATATCCAACATTATTGGACAATGATCACTACCATAAATACTCTTTAAAATTCGTCCGCTTTTTATAATAGATTCTTGAGAAACTAAAAAGTAATCTAATCGCCAACCATTATCTCTATCTCTTGATTTACTTCTAACATCCCACCACGACCATAATTTATCGATAGGATTTAAAAATCGATGAGCATCTACATATCCTATTTCTAACAAACTTCTAAAATTTTCTCTTTCATATTTTTTAGTTCCTGGACTGGTCCCCTTTTTTAATATAGCGGGATTGTAAATATCATTTTCTTCTGCTACTACGTTTAAATCTCCACAGTATATTATTGGTTTTACACTATCGTATTTTTCATTTAAAAATTCGTGTATTACAGTATCCCAATCTTTCCGATAATCATCTTTATTTTGGGAATTCGGAACATAAACGCAACACACAATAAACGCATCTAATTCTATAACTAAACTTCTACCAAATTTATCGGAATCTAACTCTGGGATACTAATAACATTAAAAGGTAGTTTACTAAGTATACAAACTCCTGAATAACCCAATTTATCCGTCGATGAATTCCATAGCTTATATTTAAAGGGTAATGTACTAAATAAATCTTGGTGTTTTTCCTGACATTTAGTTTCTTGTAAACAAAGTATGTCAGGGTCATTATCTACAATTAATTTGTACAGGTTAGATTCTGTATTAAATTTACCATCTTTAATAACAGACATACTTGGACTTCTAAGCCCGTTTACATTCCACGATATAATTTTCATATTACTTATTTTATATTTAAGAATTAAACAATCATATTTAATCATTTTAATTTAATCATTAATCCAAAGTTATTCATTACTACTTAATCATTAATCCAAAGTTATAGATATAAAAATTTGATATCATTATTTCAAATAAATATAATTATAAATGCTAAGCACTTTTATAACTATACTATTAATAAATTATTCATATGGGGATAGTATAAGTCCAGGTGACCATATTTCTATAACTAGAAAAATAAATGATATGATTACATACAATCACCATGGTATTTATATTGGGAATAATGAGGTTATTCATTATACCGACGAATCATTTAATCCACAAGAAGCAATCATTAAAAAGACCTCTTTAAAAAAATTTATAGGAACATCTAACAAAAATACGCGGACCATTATTAAATATGGAAATAGCGATACAAGTGATAATTCAGTATATGGTTCAGTCCCTTTCGATTCTACGACAGTTATCAATCGTGCTTACAGTCGATTAGGAGAACAGGAATATGATTTATTTAAGAATAATTGTGAACACTTTGCAAATTATTGTAATATTGGGAAATCAGAATCTGGACAAATAAATAAAATTAAAACAACATTGGTTGAAATGCGTAAAGGTTTAGACTTACTTATTTCACAGTTTGATTTATAGTTTTTAAAATTGATTTATATATTTTAATATTTTTTAATTTAAAAATGATGGATAATAAAGAATACAGTCCACACGACACATTAAATTATTTTATGGAATCAGAAATAGACTATTATATAAAACACGAAGAACAAAATCTATTAGTTAATATTAATATAGGAACAAAAGGAACATTAGACCAGGAAGTTAATAAAGAATGGTTGAACACTATTACACCTGTATTTTTAGACCCAGACTACCGTAAAGTATTTTATTACTTTGATAGTGAATATCAAAATGTATCTTTCAAAAATAATCATATTGATATCCTTATGGATAAAATGAAAGAGTATATCAAATTAGATAATAAACACCCTATAGAATTTGATTTTAATAGACCCTTTAGAAATATAGAAACATGTATAAATAAAAAATATAATATATATATTCATAAAGTAGGCTATAATCTATATTCTTCATATGAAGCGCATGTGCTACATAAAAAGATATTAAAAGAAAAAAAACTATTTGATGTATGTTTTGATAGTGTTCCCAAATATTGTTTTTGGAAAAGTTTCTATTTATTATTAACGTTGTTTAATGAATCTATGTTTCAGTCTAATATATGTATAAATAACTATGCATGTACAAACAGTCGATTCTATATCAATGAACACACAGATAACCCCATATGTGTGAATGCATATGTTGGATCTTATTTTGAGTATATTAGTGAATTAGGCTATATTTTAAAATGTATCTCCAACAATTATTTAATGCCTACTACAAAATTCTTAATTAGAGTTACGGATTATGATAAAGATACAATATCTTTAATAGAATTTAATAAATTAAAATATACTGACCGTTCATTGACAAAAGAATGGAATGTAACTTTATAATAAATCTAAATATTATAAAGGTTTAATATAAACGGTGTGATATTGAGCGGGGAATAAATTAACAAGTCAGTCTGTTAGAAAGAAGTAATACTATTAAACACATAAAACTGAATTATTTTATAGAATACACGAATCTTTATATTTGCTTTTTATCTTTATTTTATAGACCTCCGTATAAAATTTTTTGTATTTGTTCTATGTGAATTATATTTAGTAGTTAATACATTATTTCTTTGGTCGTTAGTCCAATTTCTTATTATTTCCCATAATTTAAATTCAGTGAAGGCAACAACAATTTATATGGGGTCGTGTTAGTGAATGTATTGTAATCACTAACTTTAGTATATGCCTGTTATATATGGTAGTCCATACTTTTAGGATCTCCTTAGGGATTAAATATTCACAATAATTTATGTTTATTTTAATTTAAAAATATATATATATATATATATAATGGTACTATCTTATGAAAGAATAATATTTTTCTTTTTTGGACATTTACTTGCATTATTAGGAATAATGAAAACGTTTATGTATTCTACTGGCTATTTATGGCTTGAAATATATTGGTGGTGGACATTTTGTGGACTGGGAATAACCGCAGGTGCTCATCGTTTATGGACACATCGTTCTTACAAAGCCAAACCAATACTAAAGTGGTTTTTAATGATTTTAAACAGTATTTGTCAACAAGGTCATTTAATATATTGGTGCAGAGATCATCGTACACATCATAAATATTCGGATACAGAAGCAGATCCTCATTCGAGCTTGTATGGTTTTTTTTATGCTCATATGGGTTGGCTATTAATAAAAAAAACTAAATTAGTTAAAGAAGCAGGTATAAAAATACCAATCAAAGATTTAGAGAACGATGAAGTAGTAATGTTTCAGTATAATTTATATCCCTGGTGGAATTACTTTTGGTGCTTTGTTGTACCAACGATTTATGGTAAATGGAGATTAGGATCATATTGGGATGGTTTCCTCATTTTTGGAGTTTTGCGTTGGCTTTTATGTATGCACTCAACTTGGTGTGTAAATTCAGTTGCTCATTTTTTTGGTTATAGACCATATAATGATACGCCTCCCGCAGAATCATGGATAGTCAGTTTACTAGCGGTAGGTGAAGGGTGGCATAATTACCATCATAAATATCCTTACGACTATGCAACTTCTGAATTTGGAATATTTCAACAATGGAATCCAACCAAGTTATTTATTGATCTCATGTGGTACACTGGATTAGCTTATGATCTGAAAAGAGCATCTAACATTAAAAAAATACAATGAAAATATAATTAATAATGTTTTGTATAAATTTCATTAAATCTTAAATAGAGAGAAAATAATATTAAACTTAAAAATACATAATCAAGAAGATGATCAGTTAAAAATCCCTATTTAATAAAACCTTTATTTCGTTTTCTCTCATATATCTATCGAAATATTTATATATATAGTTAAAGTTTGTAAATGTTCTTCTAAATTTTTGTGTGATCTGAAAAGTATTATGGCTGTATCCCGAATCCCATTTCTTATTAAGCTTTAAGTAAGAACTCGTATGCGGAATTAATAAACTATAAATGTTGTTATATAATGTATCTATAATAATTATTTAAATCCAACTACAAAATTCTTAATTAGAATTACAGATTACGATAAAGATACAATATCTTTAATAGAATTTAATAAATTTAAATATACAGAACGTTCATTAACAAAAGAATGGAATGTAGATTTATAATTATATTTAATTTATCTTATACCATTCTAAACAATTTTTAGAATCACAGTTCCAATGTTCTACTACTATATCATTCTTATCTATTTTATCAACTAAGTCTATATTTCGAACAATTGTTAATTCCTCCTTACTAAATTCTTTTCCCACTCTATATGCCAATGATACGTGATACACTTTTTTTATAGAAGATTTTTCTTCTATAAAATCTTGCTGTATAGCATAAAAATTATTTTTTTCGGTTTGATAGATAGAACCCACATATTTAAAAGTAGGTATTGGTTGCCCTTTATACATATTGTATAATATTTGTGCGTTCTCATTATCCATAAATGCTTCTACAGTTAAATGAGCATTATAATTAGATGTATTAAATACTACTGCTAAATGTCTAATAATACCATTTATATAATTATTTGTTATTTTATACCACACACAATGTTTAAACATATAATATAATTTGATTATTTTTTTACATTATTTTATATATTAATAATGATAAATACAGGCAATATCAAAAGTTATATATATGATAGTTTATTAGGTAAAAATAATCCCAACTCTCCATATTATGCATATCATCAGGTATTAAATCAAATACCTGAAGAATCCACTGTTTTGGATATAGGATGTGGAACTGGAATTTATTTTGATAATCAAGACGTGGTTAAATGTATAATAGACAAAAATTTAAAAATCCATTGTATAGATATTGATGAAGATTCTATTGGTATATGTAAAAAAAGAATTAAAAACAATGGTATACATTCAAATGTAACGTGCGACACTCAAAATTTTTTAAATATACATAAACCATATGATTATATTCTATTTATAGAATCATTTCCTGTTATCGATTTAGATTTATTTAATAAAATGTTAAATCATACAAAAAAATTAACACCAAATGTTATACTATTTCATAATTTAGTTCGTGAAAAACCCCTACTACTAAATTATATTAAACCAAATATTAAATATGTAACTTCTATAGATATGGGTAGGTTAACGTCATTAGATGATATGATTTCTTATTTAGATAAGCAATCTTGTCATAACTATTCTATAATAAAAAGTAATCAATGCCAGTACAAAGAACTTCATCCTATGCTAAATATGCCTTTTATATATAATAGAGTTTCAACCCAGTATACTATTAATATAACATATACTTAACTATAATATTTATGCTACATATACTTAAAAAGAAATATGGAAACGAACGAATATATGGTAAAATAGTAAAGGATATAGTTCCACAATATTTATAATCCTCTATTAGAACACTCATAAAAAACTATAATTTTTTCAAGATTAGATGTCTTAGTAGAGTTAGAAAAATAAATGATTTTATAAAATTAGATTAGGATGAAAAAACTTATGCGACTGAATTGAATTTATAGGTTTAAAAATAAATTGATTATATTATATATAAATATCCATACAATTTATATAACTATTCCATATAATAAATGTCTACGTATGAAACATTATATACTATTATAGGTTTATTAATTTTATGCATTACACTAATAATTTGTGTACATAAAAAAAAATATAATAAGTTAAAAAATTCCCATACTACCAGATTAATAAGTTCGTCTTCTATAAATAACGATTTATCTATAGAAAAAGCTGAAATAGAATTAGTAACAAATCATAAATTATTACTATAACACTATATTAAAATAATATCATATTATTTTAATATGTTATACATCCTTTCGAAGCTGGTCCAACCAATTTTTTATATTTATTTAAATATGAATTTTTTCTTGTTTCATAATCATCTGTTTTATAATTATCTATAGCAACACATTTTTGGATTCTGTAATATCCTGGTACTTCTAATGTTATTGTGTTTTTAGTCGCATCTATCTCAATTATATCTCCATTTTCAATGTATGCGATTGGTCCATTATCATATGCTTCGGGCGTTATATGTCCTATTAAAAATCCTTTACTTCCTCCACTCCACCTCCCATCTGTTAATAATGCGACGTGTTCACTGATTCCAGCTCCTACTAATGCGGAACTAGGTTTTAGCATTTCTGGCATTCCTGGACCACCTTTCGGGCCTTGGCCTTTTATAACAATCACATCACCTTTTTTAATTTCATTATTTTCTAAAGCTGTTATCATATCATCCTCCGATTTAAATACATTAGCAGGGCCTTTAAAATAGTTTCCCTCTCCACCAGTTATTTTACCTATCGCACCTTCGGGGCACACATTGCCAGTCATTACTCTAATATGTCCATTTTTCTTAGTTGGATTTGTTAAAGGTCTAATAATATCTTGTTTAAAATCTAATTTAGTAATATTTAATTTATTAATAGTTTCCTCTAAGGTATATCCTGTCATTGTATACGTTTTTCCATCCAATATATTATTATCTAATAAATATTTAATTAATCTTGGAGTTCCCCCTATATTATGAATATCATTCATACTGTATTCTCCATAAGGTTTTAGATTTCCTAGTACAGGAACTGTTTCATTAATAGTATGAAAATCCTCCAGATTTAAATCTATTCCAAATTCATTAGCTATCGCCAATAAATGTATTACAGAATTGGTGGATCCTCCTAATACTGTTGTTATTTTAATCGCATTTAAAAAGGATTCCTTGGTTATTATATCCTTTGGTTTAATATTTCTATCTAATATAGTTAATAGGTCACTGCCAACTGTTTTACACTCTATGAGTTTTTCTTTACTACACGCTGGATTGGACGATGAAAAAGGTAGAGATAATCCCATAACTTCTGCGATTACGGCCATTGTATTACACGTATACATTCCACTACAGCTACCTCCTTTCCGGTGACAACAAGATTTTAATAGTGATTCTCTCTCCTTTTCTGTTACCTTATTATTTATTAATTCGCCATAACTTGTAAATGCGTTTACAATATCTACTGGCTTATTCCTATAATTACCTGGTAACATACTTCCACCATATAATAATAAAGAAGGTCTGTTAATACGACCCATTGCCATCATAGATGCTGGTAAATTCTTATCACATCCTGGAATTAATACAAATCCATCAAGGTGATGAGCATTAACCATTGTTTCTATAGAATCAGCGATTAATTCTCTGGATGGTAAACTATACGACATGCCGCTATTTCCATTTGTAATTCCATCAGAAACACCTATAGTGTTAAATCCTAATCCTACCATACTTGATTTATTTATAGATTTTTTAACCCTATTTTGTAATTTACCTAGATGTTTATTGCATGGATTCATATCAAACTGCATCGACCCAACCCCTACTAAATATTTATTTAAATCTCTAGAAGATAAACCAACCCCATATAACATGGCGCGAGCAGCACCATTCTGGACATTATTAGTAATAATAGATGAAACATTTTTTATAGACATTTATAAAAATTATAATAATAATAAATCAAAATCAAATTTATAAATTTATCTATACAATCGAAATCTTCTGATTTAATTTATTCTTTATCATCTTCCACCCATTAATTGTCTCATATAATTATTTAAAATTTGTTTTCCTAGTAAACCATTAACATTCACTTTTCGATTAGTTTCTGGATTAATGATATATGTATATCCTCCACCTTTTTTACCCTTTGCCTTCTTAGTATTTGTTTTTGGATTATTTACTTCGATCTGTTTTTTTTCCCTTGCCTTTTCTTGTTTTTGTTCTTGTAATCTAACATATTTACTATTATAAATACTGTCTCTTGATTTTTTTTCCCTTGCCTTTTCTTTTTTCTGTTCTCTATTTTTCCCTGATCCAAACATTTATAATATATTGATAGATAATTAATTTGATTAAATTATTTTTTAATTATTTATAATAAAAATGAATAATTCTTGTAGTGTGTGTTTAGAACCATATCATAGAGATATTAATCCACCAATGACGTGTAATCCTTGTGGACATACAATATGTCAACCCTGTATTTCTACTTGGTTACAATCAAGTAGAACCTGTCCAGAATGTCGACGTAATATATCATCCACTATTATTAATAGAGGTGTTTTAGATATGATTGATCATTCGAATGGATTCTATCCAAATTTAAGTAATCCATCAGCCCCCGATCCATCCGCACCACCACCTCCTCTACCATCCAATACAAACTTAATTCAGTTCTATAATTCTAACAAACAGAATGAAACTATTTTAGATAAATCGCAATACGCTATTTACGTTATCGATAACAGTATTAGTATGACTCACTCTGATGGGAAAATATTTATGGAGGAAGATAGTGGTAAAATATTTAAACAATCTGGTGTGTGGAGATGGGAAGAAGCTGTGTATAAAACATCTAAAATTGCTGAATATAATATTAAACGTAACATGAAGAGCGCCTACTATCTACTTAATTCACGTAATAAAATTTGGACGGAAGATGAAGATTATGTTGTAATAGATCCTACCGAAAGTAACTATAAATCTAAAATGACTATTCTTAAAACTATAATTCTAGATACTATAAATATACGTGGAAATACACCACTGGATGAAATTACTGACTATTTTATAACAAGTTTAAAAAGTTTTATAGATAAGGAACATTATTATCAAATCCCAATCTGTTATAATATTTTAACGGATGGTATTCCAAATTGTAAAATGCGATTTGAGAATAGATTAAAAAACTTATCTAAAAATTACAATATATTTCTGGTTATTAATCTATGTACTGATGACGAAGATATTATAGATTATTATAATGATTTGGATAAAACGATTGGAAATGAATTAAGTGGTATGGATGTAATAGATGATTTGGAGACGGAACAGAAAGAGGTTATGTGTGCTAGTAATAATTTTATAACTTATTCCAATGAAATTCATATATGTCGAATGGCTGGATGTTACTCTATTATATCCGATTTACTAGATGAAGAACCGTTAAAACTATTCTATATCAATAAATTATGTAAAGAATTAGTAGGGTGTCCAAAAGACCTACCTCACTGGGAAAATCGGGTGGAATATATACAGCAACTTAATAGTTTAAATAAAAACGTCTACAATTTACACCTACAAAAATTTACACCACTTCTATATACCTCTAAAATTGATTGGATGATTTGGACATACCAGCAAAAAATAATCTGTAGAAAATATTGGCAACGCCATTATAATTTAATATTATTTGGTATAGTATTTCTTATTGGAATGTTTATAAAGCTGTTATTATAAACAATTATTATGTAAATTTGATATTAAATTAATATTTTTTATTAAGCATTAAAGGAATGCTTAATAAAAAACAATTACAGACAAAACTATTGTTTGAACAAGGGTATAATTTATTTATAAGTGGCAGTGCTGGAACTGGTAAAAGTTTTATGATTAAATTATTTAAAGATTTGTATGAAAGTACGAATAAGAATGATAATGATAATGAGAATGATAATGATGATGAGAATGAATATAATAAACTAATAGTAACATCCACCACTGGAATTTCATCTCTAAATATTAGTGGTATTACTATACATAGTTGGTCAGGAATCAAACCCGATACCGATTTTAAAGATGTAAAATCTTTTGTTAATAAAATTAAAAATAGTCATAAAATTTTTAATAATTATTTATATACATCCACACTTATTATTGATGAAATTTCTATGTTAAGTGGCGAAATACTAGAATTTATAAATAATGTATGCAAAAGTATACGTGAATCGGAAGAACCATTTGGAGGTATACAGTTGATATTAATAGGAGATTTTTACCAATTACCCCCTGTTATCAAATCTGATTTACCGTGCGATTTCAGTTTTAATACTAACTGTTGGAATGAAATAATCGATTATACTATTATTTTAGATACTTGTTATAGACAAAAAAATGATACATTAATAGATTTCTTAAATACAATTAGACTTGGGCAATATAATGATACTATTATTACTCAATTAGATAAATATACTAAAACAAAACTTACTAATAGTTATACACATCTTTATCCTAATAAACATAATGTTAATCAACTAAATATTAAAAAACTTAACGATCTTGATGGGAAATTAGTACAACATCCCGCTAAAATAATATCTAAGGGAGGCTCAAAAACAACTGAATTTCCAAAAGATAGTATTATATCAGAACATTTAATGTTAAAAAAAGGGGCTTTAGTTATTATAAATAAAAATATAGATATGAAACAGGGTCTTGTTAATGGAAAACAATGTCTTTTTGAGAGCATTAATTCCAATGGACAACTTACCGTTTTTATAGATGGAGTAAAACATAATTTATCAAAACAACGATGGGAATTTCCCAATTATTATATAGAACAATATCCTATTTGTTTAGCATGGGCATTAACAATACATAAATCACAAGGAATGGGTATTGATTATTTAAGTGTAGATATAGGATCTAATATATTTAATGATGGACAGGCATATGTAGCATTATCCAGGGCTACTAATCCAGAACATTTGCATATTAAGAATTATGATTTAACATCTATACGATGTAACCAAGAAGTAAAAGATTTTTATAAAAATATAGAAGAAATAACGAATAAATGGAAAAAAGAAACTTCTAACAATAAAATATATTACATAAATATCTGCAATGCCGAAACCACATATACATTACCAACAGATGCGGAGATTGTATCCGAAAATATTGTGCCTGATACATATATTCCTAATACAGATACAGATATGCTTGATACAGATATGTCTAGTATTACATATGTAACACTTATTAATCCGTGTAAAGTATGTAATACTCAAAATTCTAATCAAAATTATAAAACTTGGTATTGTGAAAGTATTTGTACTCATTGTATTATAAAAGATAGAGATTTTATACAACTTAGTAAGACAGAGTTATATGAAGAATTGGATATTACTAAAAAATTATTAGATGAAATAACTAAAAAATGTAGAAATAAACCAGAAAAAAACCCATTTAATCCACGTTTTAAACGGATACCACTTTATTTATTAGGTCATATAAAAAAATATGTTCCCAAAATAGATAATCATATTAAATCCGAAAATATAATAAAATCAAATAACGCAAATATTGAACCGATTACCAAAAATAGTAGTCAGTCTTATACTGATACTAATAAACCTAGTAATACTGATACTACTAATAAACATAGTAATACTGGTAAACCGAATAATACTAAACCAATTATGTCAATGGATGAAAAGATTAAATTTACATATAACTCCTATTTTATAGAAAATAAATCTATAAAAGAAATATCTTTATTACTTAATTATAGTAAAGCAACTATAGAAAATTATATCTACAGAGCGTATGCTTCTGAATATGATTTTCCCCGTTCTTATTTAGATAAATTGGAGTTTAATGAACAGAGTAAAACAAAAATTATAGATATTGTTGAAGAATGGAAAAATACTAATAATAGTAAAGAACTCCCCAAATTAAAATACATTAAACAACTGGTAGAAAATATTAGTTATTTAGTTATAAAATTAGTATTATATGATGAATATAAATTATAAAGTATATGTTAAACAATAATCCCTCGCATTTGCCACGAAGCCATTTCACCATAATGTGCATATGTATTATTATTTGTTTTAATAGACGTTAAGTTAGTATCCCACGACATAAACTGTGGTTTTAATAATCCTGTATCATTTCCCCATAAACACGGACTTAACTTTAAATATCCTTTTTCATCATATTTACTATTATTTTGATCTTCACCTAATCCACCATCTACTTTACATATTAATTCTCCAGTATCCGCATTGTATAATTGCATATTTATACAAGTTGGTGCGTGACAATGTGGGGCAGCATATATTAGTTTTAATCCACTTGAGTTACCTATTTTATTTATATTTACCATATCTTTTGACTGCCAATGAGCTGTAATTGAATGAATACATTCTGTTGATGGAATTCCTGTGGAACATTTTGGTACATCATATTCTCCTGAAAATGCCTCTGTCTGGAAATAGAATCTAACTAATGGTAATTGTTTTTTATATTCCTGAAACCAAAATCTAAATTTTAATTGATATGTCATTTCATGATTCGGTTGTGTTTGATTTTTATCTAATAATATATTTTTATGGTGACAACAAGAAAGTCCACCCTGATAAGTATCTATATGACACGTTGGATTTTTTTGTTTAACTAGATCACCAATTGGTTCCATTGCGCAATTTTTTGAGAACGGAATACCATTAATTTTTCCACTTATTCCATTATCACATAGACACGTTGTACCATCCACCGATTTCAATAATAATGTATTAGAAGATTTCAAATCGTGGTATCCAAATTTTCCAGTTTTTCCTATTTCAGTTAATATAGGTAACGTAGATTTAGATATATTAAAAGAATAATAATTTCCAACGATTGGACGAGTTATAATAACTGTTCTAATATTATTTTTTACACTATTTGATAAAACTTTAATACTGGGTGATAATACCCTACCAGGGTCGTGATTACCTAATTTATCCTCAAACACGTGTCCCGTACCATTCACTATTAATGAATATGGTAAATCAGCCATCGCATCCGCATCAAACGCAACGCCATACCATACATCTGATGGTCCTTTTAATATTAGTGTCACATTTTTATTGATTATTAAATTAATACCAATCTTAGTTATTGGGTCTGGCACAATTTCACCATTAAATACTTTAGAATCTTTTCCACACTCAATGTTGGATTTATACGTATTTAATGAAATATTCATTAGTTCTCCATTATTGTCCTTTATAATAAAGCATCCTGATGGATATTCCGTATTATTTATAACACTTGCATTTTATACGATTAGATCCTCCATTTAAAATAACAGCCTGATTATAACAATTAGTTAGATTTATAATATTTTTATTACAATATCCAATAGTTTTACTACCATAATTATGAACAATTGTTTTATTTATCCGTGTTATACAGGGACATTCTAATAATCCTGAATAATCTGCGTTTGGTGGAGCTGCAGAACGTGTTGGAAGTAATCCTGCGTGAAATACAGAGTTATTAATATATCTGGAATCTCTATTTCGCGTGTCTATTTGCATTGGTTGAATATTAAAATACCTAGGTGAATATAATAGTTGAGCATAATTATTAGCGTATCCGTGGAAAGATACCCTAAATTCTCCACCATTCGCCTCCAAAAAAAAATACTATTTGGTATACCATTTTTACTACTTGAATTATAATCTATTTCCCAAAATTTTTTAGCACCACGATTATATATACCCCAATCATTATTACTACTATTAGTACTAATACGAACGAATTTAGAATCCGAATTTGTTAAAAACGCTTCATAATGGTGATTATACGTCCAAGTAATTGGTACTGATATATCTTCTCCATTTTTCCTGAAGACTTGATCAGCCTCATATCCCACAATTGCAATAACCTTTATTATTAAATCTTTTTATTATAGTATCTGGCAATGTTACTGGGTCCATCATTGTCCAATAAACATCTCCGTATTTTGATGAAATTGGGGGAGAATACACATCAAAATACTCATTAAAATCATTTATTTCCTGAAATTTGGTAGAAAACTGTTTTGCTGATGATATATTTGGATTTGATATACCATAAATATCCCCATTCATATTTGAACTATATACTAAACTAAATAGACCCCCTTGACATACTAGAAGAAACATTAAAGATAAGGATAAGGATAAGGATAAGGAAACCATAATAATTATTAGTAAATGTTTATCTTTAAATATTTAGTAACTATAAATAATAGTAATAATTAATAAACACCTAGTCTAAAAATGTATAATTGTATATTATCTACTTTATTTAAAATTACATATTGATATAATACTGTCGCATATAAACTAAACTAATCATTTATTTTTATAGAATAATAATTAAAATATGATTCTATAAAATATTAATTTTCTACTTCTAAAGTATCTATATTAACATATTCGTTATACTCAAAAAAATCGCTATAATCTACATATGCTAAATTTCTCACTAAATGGACCCAAAGAAATATGGGAAATCCACACACAGAACTACATACACAGCAATAACATCCTGAACACCAGGCACAAACATCTGTTCCAAAACAGAAACATTCTTCATTGGCATAGGATTCATCACAATAATATGCAATATTTCCACAACTAAGTAAATAAATACATTTTAATTGTTTTGTTTTTAATTCACTAAATGTCGTATATTTATTCCAATGTGTTTCGATTGGCTCGGACTGTACGCTTATAATGGGCATTTCTTCTGTTTCTATCATTTTTTTAATATAATTAAAATATAATCATTTTTAATCAAAATTATTATATTACTATATTATATTACTATATTATATTACTATATTATATTATGTTACAGATGTATAATATATATTCTAAGATTATAAATCCAAAAACAAATCGAAAAGTATCTATTAATTCTACCCTAGGAAAAAAAATACTTTACAATTATATAAATCAATTGGGTGGAACTAAATACTCAATATATTTAAAACACAAAGGTTGCTATATCAATGATACTCTAAAATTACAAGAGAAACCTTATGAATGGCTTTACTATAATTTAACGATTATTAGTCATAACGATAAAGCATTAGATACATATACTAATTCATTGAGTAATAATAAAGGATATATAACAACTTGGACTATAAATGATGGACTAAATCAACAATTTATTTTATTTGATGATAACACGATTAAAACTAAGAGAGGAAATAGGAATTTAATCTTTAGAGATGATAAACTTCAATATAGTAATAAATCCATTAATACTGTTACATATGAAAAAGTTCCTTCTCCTTTGGTTCCTGCTCCTTTGGTCCCTGCTCCTAGTCCTACTCCTTTGGTTCCTTCTCCTAGTTCTACTCCTTTGGTTCCTTCTCCTAATCCTTTAGTCCCTACTCCTTTGGTTCCCGCCCCTACCCCTAATCCTGTCCAAACTATAAATTATATTAGTTATAATATATTAACCGCTCACCCCTATTTTGAGAATGATTTTAAAACAGAATCTAAATATAAAACTTGGGGACTTGGTAGAGAAAAATTAATTAAATCGGCAATTCACGGTAAAGATTTGGGAGTTCTCGTAGAATGTGTTGAGGATACACTGCCCTATTTATTAGATAGTAATATCAGTTATGAATTTTTTAAAAAAAATGGGGGAGGAGAAATAGATGGTTCAGCAATTATTTATAACAACGAATTATTTGATGTTACCGATGTCTACAAATCTCCTATATTTATACCACATTCACAAGTTGTATTGCGTGTTAATTTTAAAAGTAAATTAAGTGGTAAAAAATTTATTGTGGTAGCTTTACACCTAAAATCAGGAGAGAGGCAAGATATGGAGGATAGAAGGTTAAAAGAAATGGAAAAAGCATTAAAATTAAGTCTAAAAGGTATCGACAAAACTATACCTGTTATTATTTCTGGTGATTTTAATACTTGTGCAATGACAGCAAAAAACTGGCATTATCCATTTACCCAAACCGCATTAAACCCTCTCTTAAAAAAAGGGTTTAAAATGATCCCATTAAAACTTGGACAAATAACGTATAAATATTGGCAAGAAAGTGTGTTTGATTATGTATTTATAAGAGGAAATATCTCTTTTACAGGAAATTTAGAGAGTGGGGAGTCTAAAGGAACGGAAAAAGCTCCTAATCAAAAACAAGGCTCAGATCATTTTCCAGTCACTGTTAAGTTAAATTTATAAATACTGATTTTTATTTAATAAATATGTGACTAAAGTATAGACATTAATAATATACTCCATTTAAATTATTTTGCTAAATAAATTTGATTTTTTAGATAATTTATTTATTTAGATAAATAATTTAAATGGAACCACCAAATACTAATAAAATATTAGATATGTTAGTAAAAATAATATATAATACATATGGTAAAACGACATTATTCAGCGAAAGGGAGATTAGTGTATTAATTAAAAATGGTTTTATGATTTTTTATAGGGCTCAGTCAAATTTTGTAAATAGTGAAGATTATTTATATCATATTCAATTGCGTAGATGTGAAATATCTAAAAATAGTAATATGATAAAAAAATGTCATTATTGTTCTAAACGATATTGTAATTATAAATTAGATTGTTGTAAAAAGACTACACATTTACAGTGTTATATTGAAAATATGTGTAAATGTTGCAATGATTTAAAATTAAATAACTCTCCTTCCGAATGTGTGGTCTGTTTTGATATATGTGAAACTAACACTAAATGTAATCATGTTTTATGTCATAATTGCTTTACAACCATTAAAGATCAACACAAAAATCCATCTTGTCCAATATGTAGACAACATTTCAATAAATATAAAATACCGAATGATGAAATATGGCGTTCGAAGGTCATTAATGAAGATCATATATTTGCTAGAATTTCATACTTTTAATTACAGTAGTGTAAGACTTCGTACATTATTTATCCTATTTTCTATAGATAAACTCATTTTACCCGATGCACTTTGTTCATCAGATCCACTAGGACCCGATGCACTTTGTTCATCAGATCCACTAGGACCCGATGCACTTTGTTCATCAGGGCCACGGGGTAAAGTATTAATTGCCTCGCCACTGCCAGATGTGACATAATCTAACGCGTCTATATTTTTTATTACCTTTCCAAACTCGTCATTTGTATTACCAACAGAATTTAACAATCTAATAAATGATTTTTTTATATTATTTGTAGATATTATATCATATGATAAATTAAAAATATTTATTAAACTAAAGGTTAATACTCCTACTAATAATGAAATATTAATTTCAGATATTTTTACAATTGTTATAATAAGTATCAATAACATATTTAAACATACCGATTTTTCATTCTTAGAAAATTCCCCACCAGATGGTAATATAAATAATAACGCTATATCTCCTAAAATTAATGTTGAAAATAATCCCGCAAAATCTGGTTCATCCATATCATAAAATAAAATTAAAATAATAGTTAATAATGTTGGTATAAAATAGTATTTAATAATATCTACAATAATGCCAAATTTATACGACAATATAAAATATATTCTATTATAACTATCTGTATTACTACCAGGTTGAATATCTGGAGTTAAAATATAACCATTTTTCATCCAATAATCTGAATTTAACAAATTATCATTTGTTCGCACACCCCACATTATTTGAGTATTTATTTCTGGTATAAATTTAATATTTTGGGAGCCAGGACAACCATTTGTTATTATTTTAATAGGAATTAGTGCTGTATTAAAAGGTGATAATGAAGTAAAATTTATAATTTTAAGTTCACATAATATATTGTATTTTTCTAATCTTATCTTCTTTCCAGTACTAGATGGTTTATTATTAATATGATAGTTTACATTGTAAATGTTGTTTGCTTGAGTATAAGAAATCCATTTATTTTTAGTTGTTATTTCTAGAGCATTTTGAATATGAAATGGAAACTCAAAATCTTCTCCCAAATGTATTTTTTCAAAATTTCGTAGCACTGCATCTTCTTCATATGAAAAATAAACCTCAAAATTAAGTTTCACAGTTGTATCAGTGGAATTAATATCTGAAAATGTATGATTTGTGATTCCTACTTTTATAGGTATTTTAGTTGATTCATTTGCTATTTTATTTGATATTTTATTTGCTATTTTATTTGCTATTTTATTTTTTTTCATTTTATTATTTAATTATTATAGGTTTAAATAAATAATCTAAACTTATAGAATATTTATTTAAATAGTAACAAACTTTTATGGAGGATGAAGAGTCTGATATATAATTCGTGATGACCATCCAATACCATCTAATAATACAACTGTAATATTAAACACTGTTATTGATATTAATGACTGAACACTGGAATTATCATTCTCAAAGGTTCCTGCCTGTGCTATTATACCTGAAACAGCTGCTATTAATAATCCAACAACTGATAATAGAGTTTTTTTTTTGGTTTTTTGGGTTGTAATGTTTTTTTGTTTTAAACTTAAGGGCCACATAATGCTACCTATTAAAAAAGTTGTTATTAATATCTCATACACTGGTTCCTTAAAAATCTTCTCTTTTAATATTCCAGATTTTGGAGGATTTTTTCTTATATCATAAACCCAAGATATTGCCCCAATACCTGATAATAGCTGGAATGGAACTAATGCTTTTACATTTTTAGATTTCATTTCTAACCAATATTTAGAATCAAAATAACTAGATGGAGCGGTTCCTTCGCTTTCTTCCTCTATTTTGGGTAACTGTAAATATAAATATACAACGCCTGCCCCTAATATTTCTTGTATTCTATATTTTTTAAGTTGAGAATCATTAGTAGCTTTACTTGTTATTTTTGTAATTACTTTTAGTTTTTTTTTTAAAAACCTTTTTATCATACTATATTATAATATTATAATTTTATAAGTTTTAATTATATAAATATTATAATTTTATAAGTTTTAATTATATAAATATTATAATTTTATAAGTTTTAATTATATAAATATTATAATATATATTATAATATTCTATAATATATATGTCATTAGGGATGTCTTCTAATTATTCTAATAATAGTTATGCCCAATCTATATGTCATTACCTTGCATCTAATTTACTTAAAGTGGCATCTGAATTATGTCCATCTAATAATACAACTATTAATATTGCTCTGTTTGGGTGTGGACCAGGAGATAATGATTTAGAGGCCTTTAAAAATTATATGTTTCCAACACTTAGTACGAGATTTCCAAATCATATAATACAATTATTTATGATAGATATTGTTAAAACAAAATGGGGAACCACAAAGCATAAAATAGCCAGTAATATCTCTGTTACAGGTATTATTAGTAACTTATATGAAAAAATATTTCCAGAAAATACACTTGATATAGTACTATCATTTAGTTGTTTACATTGGTTTGATACATTACCTGATTCTATCGTTACCAATAATAAATTTTGTTGGTCACTACTTAATACTGAAAGTAAGACGACTATTAAAACAGTTATAAATAATAATTTAAATAAATTTTTAACAATTCGTTCTAAAGAATTAAAATCGAAGGGACAACTTATTATTACTTGTGATGGAGATATTCCAGGACAACCGCACCATTTCCAACGCCCAAGTGAATGTGTATCAAATATTCTAGAAACCTTTAAAAAATATTGGACAAATCCAACTATATTCTGTAAATTCTTTATTTTAACCGCACCCTATAGTAAAGAAGATGTTTGTTCTATTGTAAATACTATTCCTAACATTTGTATAGATAATATATATATAGAAACAGCACACTGTCCATTTGTAGAAAATTATAATAATAACATATCTAACGGTATAACTAAATATGAGGCTAAAACCACGTATGCAAATAGTATAAGTTCATCCATTATGGCGTGTATATCACCATCATTGCGAACTAAGATACCTAATTGTAATGAGTATTTAATAAATAAAATAAATAATGGCTTATTTAACTCTATTTTACAAAATCCAGTTGAACTATCACAAACACAGGGAAATGTTATGTTAATTCATTGTTATAAACAGTAATAATTTTTTACTAATTATCTATAAGTTCTTTTTCCTGTAATATTATCTATTATTTTTAAAAATAAAATATTCTATTATAATATAATAATGTATAAAACGATTACAAATCCAATTAGTGGAAAAATTTATAGTATAGAATCAAAATTAGGAAAACAACTAATAAATAAATATGTTAATAATCAATCTGGAGGAGTTTTTGTAAAGATGTCGGATGGTATGAATAAAAACCTATTTTCTGTAAGTGGTAGTTTTGATGTAGCGTGTGGTTCTTGCGTAATGAATTATTTAGGTTTACCTAAAAAAACTTTAGAAAATTGGAAAAGTGAAGCAGATACTATAGATCCTAATACGGGTTATAATAAAGGAACACCAAGCGAAGTTATACAAGAATTAGTGAAAAGATATGTAACAAAAACAGCTATAGGTCGTTCGAGGATTATAGAAGCAGGCCGTCCTGAAGGTATTTTATGGAATAATTATTACTTAGAAAAATATGGACCAGGAGGAGAATTTAGTGCAAATGATAGAACTCAACTTAACAATATTTGGGCTAAAATACCTCCTGGACACGCAGGGATAATCTCTGTTCCTAGACATGTAGTTATAGCAGCTAAAAGTAGGTCAGGCAAGCCTGTTATAATAGAAACACAGGTTCTAAGAAATTCATTTGGAATATCTCAACCAGGTGGTATATATGTAGGTATACATTCAGTTACGGAATACTTATTAAGGTTTCCTTGGGGAGGATTAACTAGTGTAGGAAATAATTATATTGCGTTGTTAGAAAGTGGTTATCGTCTACAACCTCAATTGGCAAAATACAGAAAGTTAGTTAGTTTTACTGACACCGAAATTGGTAAGAGAAGACCTTCTATAGATGGGACGAAAGAACCTAGTATTTATAAAGATCCTACAATGGGAGGACTAAAATGTAGTAGATGTTTAGATCCATTTGTATTGTCCTTAACACCTGTTGATAATTATACATGCGATGTGTGTAAACAATTCTTTCCAGCTGGAACCAAAATGTATGGTTGTAGAGTATGTAATAAAGATTTATGTAAAAATTGCAAGAATAACGACCGTGAAAATGCTTTTGTAATAAACCCGCTGACAACAAAGAAGAAAAAGAAAAAGAGCACTACTACTCCAACTACTACAGAAAAGAAGAAAAACAAAAAGAAAAAAAGTACTACTACTCCAACTACTACAGAAAAGAAAAAAAGGAAAAAAAATACTACTACTCCAACTACTACAGAAAAGAAAAAAAGGAAAAAAAGTACTACTACTCCAACTACTACAGAAAAGAAAAAAAGGAAAAAAAGTACTACTACATCAACTACTACTACTACAGAAAAGAAGAAAAAGAAAAAAAGCACCACTGCCGCAACTACTACTACAGAAAAGAAGAAAAAGAGCACCACGGCCTCAACTACTATATAAAAGAAGTAAAAGAATAGATCAATGGGTTTTTAAAAATATATGTAGATTAATTCTAATTTTATTAAATCCTAATCTAATAAAATTATTTTCTTTTTAATATATATATGAGTTGGAATAAAATTTTTAATCCTATTAGTAAAAGATATGTTAATCTAAATTCTAAAAAAGGTTTAGAAATAATGAATAATTATTTAGGTCATTATAGAGTTACTCATACTGGTGGTGGTAATACCGACCCAGATTGGGTATTTGATATGGGTGATGATATTGTAAAGGCTTTTCTGTCGGCATTTCCTGGGAAAAGAGTTGTTGGTCGTGCTTTTTTTAATCCTGGCTTAACGTGGATTTATAGTAGTAAAAAAAAAAAACAAAGATGGAACTTCCGAAAGACAATATTATAGTATGGTTGTTAGATGTACAAGTTATGAATCTACTATTACAAGGAAAGATATTAATAATAGTGATTTAAAAACATTATTATCAACTATAGAAAGAGACAGTTCAGGTGGAATAAATTATATAGATAAAACTACAATTAGCGAACGTGAATACCAGTATTCTAGTGGAACCCCTATTAATAAATGGTTTCCATATTTTTGGAACCATCCACCAAATATGAATATAAAAGACGAAACTTACATTATATTATGGGAAAGATATGATCACGAAATGACAGTTAAAAGTATAGAAAAAATAAATAAGCGTTTATGGGATTCACGAATAGTTAATTTATACACTAAAAAAAATAATGAAAGAGATAGAGAATTTATAATTATGGGAAATTGTACCAAAGATTCTTATTCATTAAATTCTAGTAAATCGTGCGTATTTCATAATTCTAGTCAAATGAGAGAAAAAATATGTAGTCTTAAATGTAAGTTTGATTCCCATAAAAAAAATAATATAATTCTTTCGGATGAATTAAAAATAATAGCACCTTGTCTAACACAAGCCGATAAAGCAGAAAAAAATTATTCTTTAATACATATACAATATGACGATAGTAAAAGAATCTGGTCTGAAACTGCTAAGAAAAAAGGGTTTTTAGTCCACTTTCATATGACACGTAAAGGAACTGGTGGTAATATATTTTTTTGGGCACCACGAACCGAATCATCCAATACAGATGATGTTTTAAACAATAGAACTAACTGGGAGACAATCGAACCTAGAAATTCAGATTTTTTTCTAAAATATAATACTTGGTTTAATAACGGTGTTAATGGTCAGTCATCCCGAATTAGTTGTACTACACCACTTTTACAAATAGATTCTTTTAGAGATGAGGGTAAAAAGTTTATAGCAGTTGGTCATTTTAAAATAAATTGGGTTGCATACCTAGATAATTTAATAAGATCTGCTGGTTCTGAAATGGATTCATCCGTGCAAACAAACCCTTTTTATAAATTTTATAAGAATGAAATGGCCCCTCGTTTAAAAAGTAAAATCCAGCTTCAAAAATATCAGTTATTAATAAGAAAAGGTTTAGGTAGTTCATATGGATTAAATTTTATGGATGATGCTAAGTATCCACATTTTTTCACAATGGCATTAGCGGACGGTTGGATTATTGATGGTGATACTTTGCCTCAAACAAGTTATCACGGATTCTATGGCACTGTTAATTGTCTACATACACATTATATTTATTTCCAGTTTTTTTATGGACTTAACTATAAATCATTAGAATTAGATTTTATGTCTGATTACTTTCTTATTGGACACGAAGATCCCAACGATGATAGAGGAGCTTCTTTCCTTAATTTCCCAGTAGGTTTAACAACCAATGATGATAATTATTGGATATCTTATGGAGACGGCGATTGTAAATCATTAATAGCATCTTGGAAAAAAGAGAAGTTAAATGATTTATGTAGACATCAAAATCCATCTTCTTTAAAAATGGAGGATATAGAGTTTAAATATTTTACATAATTAAATTTAAATTGTCCCATAACATTATAAATTTAGTAATTTTATAATATTATATTTTATATATATATATAAAATATGGATTATAAAAATATATATGATCCTTTAAAACATAAATATGTTAGCTTATCAAGTAAAAAAGGTATACATATTATTAAAAAATATTTACAGGTTGCTGGTGCAAAATATAGTTTAATTAAATGGGTGGAACCGGAATGGACTATAGATTTAGACAAAATTTTATTTCCTTTTATTCAAGAATTATTACTGAATGATTTTTGTAGTATGGCTATATATAATCCTAGCATTATTTTTTTGGGACAAACCGATTATAAGGACGGTCTTATTAAAAAAAAAATAGAGTATTTCAATATTGTTGTGAGATGTAGTGCCTATTTAAACAAAAAAACTAATAAATTTATTACTAAACAAGAATTATTTGAGTTATTGGATTGGGTGAGTAACGAATATAAAATTAATTTAGAAGATCCTATAGGTTTATTTTCTAAGATGGATTACTACAAACAATCTATAATTCCCCTAAATAAATGGTTTCCCTTTTTTTGGGGAAGTAATATGCCTGTAGAACTAATATTAGATGATACAACATTTCTAATGACACTTAAACTAGAAAGGGAAAATGATACGGAAGTTACATATAAGGATTTTGATGTTTTAAATATAATTAATATTAATAATGTTTCAAATATAACAGATGATCAGTTTACAAAGATTTGGGATTCTAGAATTATAGCTACAACTAATAATAGATTTTTAATAACTGGAAATGGTATAAAACCAAATTACTCTAAAAATATAGAGAATGAAAAATGTGTATTAACAGATGATATAAATGAAAAAATATATGGATTATATTATAAGTTTCATACCGAAAGTATTGATGAAAAACCTAATACTATAAATATACAAAATATACAAGTTAGTGATATAAAACCTCTTATTAAATCAAAAAAAATAACTTCTAAATTAGATAAGAATTTATGTATAAATAGATTAAACGAAGAATGTCTAGAGAATTGGACTACTATGAGTAAAAGAAACCTAGTAAATTTAACAAATACCTTTGGAATAACAGATACAGAATCCTCTAAAAAATGTTTATGGGATACAAATAACAAAGTATGTCACCCTTCTACTCAACAAAAAGAACCAAGTGTAGGATATGTAAAACATTACAATACACTACACGGTTATAAAGAATCATTATATTCTAGAAATAAAAGAATGGAAAAAAATAAGGATACGGATAGGGCCAAGGATAAGGATACGGATAGGGCCAAGGATAAGAGCCTTACTAATAAAAAAATTCATCAAGATATTATAGCACCTTGTATGTCTTACTCTAATAAAGTTGAAAAAAATTATTCTTTAATTTACTTAGATAGAAATCCTAATAGAATATTTTCACCTACATCCAATCAAGAAGGCATTTTAATTCATTATCATATGACTAGAAGTAATGGAAATCAATTTTTATGGTTACCCGGAGATTATGAAGGAAATTTAGATAATCATACTGATTGGGAATTAATAGAACCGATAAATTCAGATTATTTTAAGAAATATGATGTATGGTTTAATTTAAATATCCCTAAATCCGGTAAGTCTAGATTAAGTTGTACTACACCACTACTTCATACGGTTCTCACCGCATTTAAACCTATTTTATTAGGTGTAGCTCATTTTAAAATTTCTTGGGTAGAATATTTAAATGAAAAATTAAAATTAGTGGATGGTGATACTAAACAACTCAAAACAGATAATTTATATAGGTTTTATAATTATACTATGAAGCATCATTTTTTAAATATGTTTAAATTACCAAAATATCTATTTACAATCGGAAAAGATTCCCCTATCGAATTTCCGAACTATATTAATAGTAAAAAATTCCCCTACTTTTATAAAATGGCTTGTGATGATGGTTGGGTCCAAAATAATAGCACATCTATAACAACTATTAATTTTTTACATATAAGTTATATATATTTTCAGATGTTTTATACACTAGATATTAATACTCTAGAGTTAATGTCTTTCTCAGATTTTTTTGTATTTAGTATTGAGGATGATATAAGTCCATTTCTTAATTTTCCAATGGGATTAACTGAAAATTCTAGTGAACAGATTTTTCTTTCATATGGGTATGGTGATACTAAGGCAATGTTAAGTTCTTGGAATAAAACAGAGTTACAAAAAGCGTGTGAACATAAGATCATTAATGGAAAAGGTCTACCATTTAATAAAATTGTGTTTAAAAATATAGATATTTAGTTATTTTTATATTATTTTATAATATAGAATAATATAAAATAATATATTATTATATATAAGAAAGATGTCAGAATCAACCAAAATATCCTATAATTTATATCATTTATATTATAAAGGGTCATATCTTGTAGTATCCTCTAAAAATAATAAATTAGATAAAATAAATAAAGATTTATTAGATTATTATAATAAAAATAATATAAATTATTATCAAAAAACTATATTTATTGAAATTCATCATAATAATGGATATATACTACTTAATCCATTCACTGGATTATTGATAAATACGTCCGATTTAACAACTACGAATAATAAAGAATCCTGTAAATTTGAGTGGATTAAAAATACACACAATTGGGTTATAAATCATAATAATAATTTAAGTGTAGATGATATAAAGGAAAATATACGGGTAATTTGGAATGATAAATCTCTAGAACTATTGGGATTAAATATTAACAATCCCGATAAACAATCTAAAATAGATAAAATGTTAATTTTAAAAGAAGAACAATCTAAAATAGATTTATTAAAATCTAATAGTGATTATAAACCTAAACTTATAATCACCGCCGGGTCCCAAGCCGCCGGTAAAAGTTCTTTTATTCGTTCCGACCCTGTAAAATATAAAGATTATTATGAGTTAGATTCGGATGAATATATTGGTAAATTTCAGTATTTTAGAACTATAAATAATTTTACTCTCAACTATAATAATACTAAAAAATATAATATAATAAACTCATTTAAGGATGCTAGTAAGTATTTTACCAGTATTTGTAAAGACATTGAGTGGGAATTAATGAACTATTGTATCAAAAAAAACAAAAACTTTATTAAACAAGGCACTTCTTTATGGTTATGGAATATTGCGGATAAGGCAAATATATTAGCACAATATCAAATAATTGTAAAATTTTTTTGGATTGATGTTAACACCATGATGTCAAGATTAACACATAGATTGTCCCAAACAGACCGTTATTATTATAATCCAATAGATTCGATTGAGTCATATAATAAAGAATGGATGGCGTGTGCGGAGGCTCTATTTAATAAAGACTATAAACTATATGATGAGAATGGGATACTCAACTTTTTTAAAATCGCCCGATTTGAGTTAATATCAAATGATATTACTATTATACCTGAAGGACCCAAATTACTCTATAGTTTTCAACTTTCTGGTTTAGAAAGCACACCTATTGGGTCTGAAAATTATCCAGAAATATTAATTGCAATTATATTAAAATTATTAGATGGAAAAGATATGATAACAATATCTAAAGAACTTAAAAAAATAATTAAAACACACGGATTAGGACTTGGCACAAAATCACACAAATTTACAACCTTTAAAAAACCATATAATACATTATACAAGTTGTTAACAGATATGTTACCAGTAAAACCTATTGTAGTAGTTCATATAGATCCACCGGTTCCTGATGAAGAAGTTAATAGTTTATTAGAAACCGTTCCTTCTCTTGGTGACCAAGGAGACCAAGGAGACGGTTCTCCTACAGATTCAGTATATGTGAGTGATGATAGGCTTGGGAAAGGAACAAGAGATGAAGGCGATGGACGTGGGGAAGGAACAAGAGATGAGGGACAATCACCAGAACATCTATCCCCGACTATCCAACCAGAAGAACCAGGAAATCAAAAACTTGATTTTGCTGAAACGACAGACCTTAATAAAATTGGAGGTTCCGCACCGAATTCATATACAAAACGTAAATTTGTAATTACTTTGGGCCCAACTGGTTCAGGGAAAGGTAGAATACTTTCGCAATACAGCAAGTTTTTAAATAAAAGTATTAATGATGAAGAGGATTATGTTCATAATGTTCAGTTAGATGATTTGGTAGAAAATGATCCATTATATTACGAGGCCATTGAAAAATTAATCTCAAACGATAATGAGAATTCATTTGAAAATGCGTTTAAAAAAATAAAAAAAGCTCTGAATATTAAAAATCAAATTAGTGTTAAAAAAGCAACTGAAATATTAGAAAGTATACCAAAAGATGATATACATACAGAAGATAGTCCGTGGTTAAACGGTGATTTAAATGAATCAACCAAAGGGTTGGATAATTTAAAAAAAAAACTTGAAGAAACGTATTTCTATGTAAGAAGAGATAAACAAGAATGGGGAGAACCAAAAACATTGGTGAATGAACTGCTGTTAAATGAAGCGCTATTACAAGGAAAGCATATTATTTATGAAATAACCGGGTATAATGCGATTACAATAAAAAATATTTGTGGATTAGCACACACACCTGAAACATGCAGTACACCTAAAATAAAAAGTGATTGTAAAAACAATTGTTCTTGGGATAAGGATACGGATACGTGTAAAGGAAAATTAAGTCCCGATTATTTTAAGTTTCCTGGAACAATTGACTACAATAAAAATCCCAATTATAAGTATGAATATGAAATAATTGTATTAGTACCTTATGTTGACGCGGGCGAGTTATTAAACCGGATCGATACCCGATTTTTAAAAGGACTAAACAATACTATTAATAATCCAGATGAATTATATGCTAATGTAAGATGGACAAATAAAACAGAGGAAGGATTAGCAAAGGATATTGATACTATTTATAATAATTTACAAGTATTAATTGATAATCATTGTGTGGATGCTTTATATTTATATAATAATAATATAACTGGATCGGTTGGCACACCTGGCAAATTATTAAATATACTGTTTGATAGGCGACAATTTACAAATACTAAACAAATTAGTGAGGGCGAATTAAAAGAAACTGTTACAAATGAAGAACAGTTGAAAAAATTAAAGGCAGCATATAGTAAAAATCCCATACCTCACGAAACTATTAGAAATTTTATTTTAAAAAACTCAGGCTATGATTTACATAAAAAAACATTCGCTCAAGCGGTTCGAAAATAGTAACCATTTAAATTAATATAAGTATGCTGTAAATTAATATAAGTATTATAATTTATTTTTATTTATATAAAATTGATTTAATAAATAAAAATAAAAATTATTTAAATGTCTTATAGAACATTATATAATAATCAAAAGACTGCAATTGATATATCTATTAATAATGATTTTGAAAGTGGCATTCACTATCACGCTACAGGAACTGGCAAATCCTGGATTGCTATGTTAATTTTATTAGAATTTAATAAAAAATATCCAAAGTCAAATGTATTATGGATTTGTGAACGAAAGGATATTTTAATCCAGCAATTCTCAAAAACCAGAGTTGATAACTCAAATTTTAAAGAATTTATAAATAACTATAATATACTTGATTTTTCTAAAAATAAACAAGATAACTGGACTGACTCAATAAATTCATCAAGATTTTGGGGAAAACCTTTTATTTGTGTAATAAACAGATCTTATCTTACATCTAAAAATAGGTATAAGAATATAAAATTGCCTACACATCTTGTGATTCACGATGAATGCCATTCTGTCGAAAATAAAACAACCCAGGAATTTTATAAATGGCTAGAACAAGATAATGAAAAGAGAAATATTCAAACCAGAGTAATAGGATTTTCCGCAACACCTGAAAAGATCGCCCCGCTTAATCGAATACTATCAAAATACTCTATATATGATGCGTTTAAAGATAATGTTATTGTACCTCCTAAAATAGTTTGGATTAAAAGTGAGGATACACCAAACACCAACCATTTAATAAGCATGATTAAGTCCAATATAGATAAATTACCTTATAAAAAAATTATTGTATGGTGTGGAATGGTAGAAGAATGTATTAAAACCGCGGATAAATGGAAAACACACTTCCCGGGGTACTTACTAAGTATTGATTTCAGTAACACTAAAGATTATTTAAATCAAGGTTTTGGAACTTATGATGATTTTTATACCGCAAAATCAAACGCCATTTTATTCTGTGCGGTTAAACATCGTGAAGGTTCGGATATACCAAATATTGACGGATGTGTATTTATGGATATGGTAAGTAAGCGGAGCAAGCGGGTATTTATTCAATGTATGGGCAGAGTTCTTAGAAAAGACCCACATAATATAAAAAAATACGGCCTTATCGTAGATGTTAAAGCAAAAAGTACTATAGAACTTTGCAACCGTGTCCAGTACTATATGAATTTAAAAAATATATTCCCTTGGACATATAATCTTAACACTGAAACAATAGAAGGTATAAAATATAATATAAATACACTTGATATGATAGAAAAGTCCTTTAATAGGGAAGAAATTAAAAAGGAGTTTTCGAAAAATTATTCTAAAGAAGAAATAGTGCGTATGTTTAAGCGGTCTATGCCTGATAGAGAAAAATATATAGATAGATTAGACCGAGAACTAAGCCTAATCTGTGAAAAAAAACTTTTTGGAAATATTTTAAGAGCCGTAGAAATATTAAAATTGACTAAAGATATACCACACGTTACTCGAGGTTCGTGTGGGTCGAGTTTAGTTTGTTATTTATTAGGTATAAGTCACATTGATCCAATAAAATATAAAATTAGTTTTGCGCGATTTCTAAATCGATATCGAGATAATTTGCCTGATATTGATTTTGATTTCCCACACTATTTAAGAGACGAGGTTTTTTTAAAACTTTTTCAGAAATGGGGAAATTGTGTAGCCCGAATCAGTAACCACAATTATTATCACGAGAAATCTGCTCTTCGAGAAGCTATTAGACAAAATGGAGTACATAAGTTTATTTCTAAGTATAATCTAGATGATGAATTAAAATCATATCCACGGGAATTGCAACATAAAATAGCGGTAAGTCAAAAAGAATTGGAAGGTCAGTTTAGAGGTTTTTCTCTACATTGTGGAGGAATCATTTATTTCCCAGACGGAATTCCTAAAAAATACATTTTAGATACAAAAAATAAATCAATACTCCAACAGGTTAATCTAAATAAACAAGATGTAAGTGAAAATAATAATTTTAAAATTGATATTCTCTCATCTCGCGGGTTGTCGCAGCTATACCAGTGCTGTAATTATAATTTAATTGATTTTTCGCTATATCCAGATGATAGTAAAACAATTGAGTTGTTATCATCTGGGGATAATATCGGTATCACTTTAGCAGAAACACCGTTGATGCGCAAAGCATTAATTTTAGTCAAACCTAAAAATATAATGGAACTTGCGATATGTTTATCAATAATTCGACCCGCCGCCAAAGATGCCAAAAAAGAATTTGAACTAGGAAAATACCAGAACGAAAGTATTATATTTGATGATGACGCGATATTTATTATATCTAAAATTTTGGAATGTGACGAGGACGTTGCCGATAAAATTCGTAGAGGATATCAAAAAAAAAATGATGAATCGATTCAAATCATAGAAGATTTATGTAAAAATAGCACTAAAAAAACCCATAGAATAAAATCCTTATTATCTAACCTTAGAAAATATGGATTTTGTAAAGCACACGCTCTTTCATACGCACAATTAGTGTGGCAACTGGCATATCAAAAAGCCCATAATCCAAAAAGGTTTTGGAGATCAACTCTCCAGAATGTTAAAAGCTGTTATAGAAATTGGGTACATATCTATGAGTCCATTTGTAACGGAGTAAATATTGATGTAAGAAAGGAACAGAACTCCATATACGCACAGCAACGAGGTGTTAAGACCAAGGGTAAATTGAGTCATTTAGAAAATCTTCGACAATTAGGAATATGGAATATTAATGGAGATTCCTTTTATCCTGATTGCTACTTTTTTAAATCAAACGGTCACTACATATTTTATGGATTAATCGCATTTTCACGGATGTTAAACTTCAGTAAAGCTAAACAATTGGGTTTAATGATTGGGGTAGATAAACAAATTTATAAAGAGATAGTAATAACTGGTAAATTTAATTATACCACAGAAAAAGTGATAGTTAAAGGAAAGGGTAAACTTAGAAATGATTTGTATAACACAATTGAGTGTGAAGGAAAAGATGTAGAATTTATGTAGGGTTAGATAATTTATAATATTTATCTTAGATAATTTAAAATATTTATCTTAGATAATTTAAAAAAAAATATTAGTATATAATATAAATGTAT